ATACTTACCTTTCACACCATCGATCAAATCAGCTTGTGATTTAAGCTTGATAGCATTTTGGCCGTAAACAGAAACCAAAGTTTGTAAAGCACCAGCATATGCCCCCACATCAGTTGTATATGTGGTTTTGAAATTTTCGAAATCAGCTATGTTGTCAGCATCTTCAATATCGATAAAGTCTAGATCCACTTCACCAGCTTTACCTGAATAGTTACCAATGAATACTGGTGTAAAGAAAGCAGCTTTATTTGCGAATGTTTTAGGACTTAGTAGAGTGCCTGCACCTGCACTTGCACCAGCAGACCGTCCCTTAAAATAAGCAGTACCAGTTATCCAAGTTCCCAACGCTGGTGCGGTACCTGCAACTAAATAATGACTTGAACTGATATCATTGATTTCAGAGTTATCTTGAGCAATATATTTTGTTTTATTGGCGTTTTGACAGGTCGCACCAACATAAACAACTCCGGTACCACTTACACGGCGGAATCTATACTTAACTCGGTAATATTTATTGTCATCGATAGGCAAAGATGTGAACCAATTTAACCAGGCTTCATCATTTCCTACGTTATTACCAATTCTTAGTGCATATCCCCCACGACATGTTGAATCTGCAACTAAACTAAGTTCAGGCTTATTCCCACTTGGAGTTTTTACTAACCAATCTTTTTGCCATGTTTCGAGTACTGAAGCCATGATCTTTTGACCATTTGCAGAATACAGTGCAGACATTCTTTCAGTTGAAGATGCGATTGCTTCATTCGTCTTGGTAGACGTCATGTAATCACGCTCTAAAGTTGCTTTTGTCGTGGATGCTAAATCCTTTGCAGAATCAGCTATTTCTTTTGCCTTTTCAGATATTGCACGTACTAATGCTTGTCGTGCGTTGTGCACATTAGCAAAGTTGGTGATGAACTGGTTTCGGTCAATCGTACTAGTTACATTCATATTTGCGAATAAACTAGCCAAATATGTATTTAAAGTACTGAATGCCGTGGCATAAGCAGCTGAAGAGATTCCATAAGTGACCGCTTCAGCTCTTAAGCTTGTATCAGTTTGATAAAGTGTATCCCACACCAACTTTGCCTGTTTTTTCTCAACTGGTGTGAGTTTATTATCAGCAGCAATATCACTTAACTGAGCCATTGGAACATCCACTTTGGCTTGTGAACCTGCAGTGGTTTCCATCATTGAAGTCACTGTAAATGGCGTAACAGACTTATAAACTGATAAATCCGTTTCAATGGCCGCCGACCAACCATCTTTAAAGTAATCTGGCGGATTTGTATGAGTAATTGTTGCTGATTCGACAGTAATAGCTGGGTAAGACCAAGCATCTTTTTTGGTAATTAAGATACACACCTTATTATTGCTATCTAAAGCTAGAGCCAAGCCTTTAGTCGTAGCATTATTTTCATCTAAGGTAATACCAAAAGAACGTGACGTCATATTTGGGTAAAATGGCAATGTTGAGGTATATGCATAGAACGCCAAATCCAGATCGAAGATATTATCTTCTTTGTTATTGTAGTTATAACCTGAAATTTTAACCTTGGTCATGTACGCGCCAACTGTAACTGGTGTCTTAATAACCAAAGTACCCGAAGTCGTGATTGGTTGACGCCAAGTTAAAGGCTTAACGAAAATTTTACCCGCACCTGAACTCAATGGCTGCACACTCATAGCATTGGTATATTCAGAAGTAATTTTCTGTGATGATGCTGCAATTGCACGCTCAACATTAGTATTTGTTATATCTGCATTCAGAATATAAGCGCCGTTCTTACTGTCTAATTTTGAAGACATCTCTGTAAGTTTGGCCGCCCAAGTTTCTTTGAAGTTGGTTAATGTTGAAATAGAGTCTGTTGCTGTAGAAACAAAATCTTGTAAAGTCGGGTCAGCTGAAGCGTAATCAGTTACATCATATTGCTCAATTTGAGCTAAGGTCCAAACTAACGGTGCAGTAGCTGTTGGTGTAGCCCCACCCGCTACATAAACATGTCCTGCGTTTGAGAAAGTACCTACCGCACCGCATTTAATCATTCGAATATATGTTTCGAATTTGCCTGTACCTTCAGTACTGCCAATGAATCGATCAATTGCACCTGTCCCCATTGAGTTACCAGCATTAACTAACTTATATCCAATTGGTAGTTTGATTAAATATTTAATGACAAAAACAGCATTTGCACGGCCATTAACAAGCTGGTAAAAGCCACCACACGAGGGATTAGCAGCACCAATTGTTTTAATTTCTAACTCATGTGTTGAAGTGGTTGGGTTGTCAGAACTTTTCGCGACACGTGTAACTGTCACGTTCCCATTGCCAGCATTGTTATAGACAAATACAGCATTGTTACCCTTCTTAAAATTTACGTCTCCCTGCAACAGTTTTCCATTAGTAATCATCATCGCCAGCATAGTTGTGTTTTCTAATGCCGAGCCAAGATTATTTGTACTTGTTTGAAGCTGCGAAATTTCAGTATTCCTAAGTGTAGCTAGATCTTTTGAAGTTTGGTCAGCTGTAGCTTTTGTTGTTTTCACTACAGAGGATAAGCCACCAGGTACAGTTGCATCATATTGTTGAATTTGCTGAGTTATAACTCCCTTGTTTACATCAGCCTTGATAAAAGTATCTTCAACAAATTGAGCATTTTGTTTAAGAGAGGATCTAAAACCTCCTTTAAAATTAGGTGCTGAATTACCACGGCTAATAAACATATTAGTGATAGTAATAGTTCCACCCGAAGGAGCATTATCAAAACGTAAACCTAATGGAATAGCTTCATAAGCAGAGGCTTTTAAATCTGATGGGAAAATACCTGTTAGTTCTATTTCACCACTTGCAGCTACAGTAAAAGCTGGTAATCCCACCCCATATGTAGCACCATGAAATTGAATAAGACATGTAGCTCCGACTAAACCAGCTGTCGCCGTATATTTGATTCTTGCAACAATCGGATCACCTTTATCAATTGGAATTTCCTTGTGTTTATATTGCAACTCCCAAACAGCAACAGTACGGTTTGTACCAGTAGCGATACTTAAATTTTTAGTTTCATCGCCAAGTAAAATCCAGTTTTCTTCTGAGTAACGTAAAATATCAAGTTGTGCTTTAAAGACTTTGATTTCCTCAGCAAATACTTCTTTCGCATCAGATCTAGTAATTTTTTCTTGAAGAATTTGTGCGTGGTTTTCCAATACTTTTTGTAAGTTTCCGCTGTTGTTTGCTAGACCAATAGGAATACCACTAACAACTTGCACAGCAAGCATGATTTGTTTAGCACCATTCGGCCCTGAATCTGGTGTTGCATGCAATTCAATACCGCGGCCAGAGCCAATTCCCTTCTGACCAACTAAAATATATGCATCCCGCCCCGTTATTTGATCAAGTGTGAATGGATTGGCACCTAATGAAATTAGTGCATTCTTAACTGGTGCTAGGTTTACACCAATACTGTCGTAGTTTGTAACGATAACAAAGGTGTCATTTGGAATCGCAGCAATAGCGTTACTCATTGCCGTAGAATTTGCTACAGCTGCATAAGTATCATATCTAGTTGAAGAAGCTATAGAACCATCAGCTGCTAAAACATGGACTGAAAAACCACGTGCTGAAGCTACTGATTTGATTTCACCTTTTAAGTTTTTAATCCCTGTGAAAAAGCCATTCCAGCCACATGAATAAACACGATAATTGAAAACTTGACCAAGGTCCTGATTTAATTGTTTATAACTTGATTCCAAGTTATTAATAGACTGTGTAGTGTTCTGTTGATTATCACTAATAGTTGAATTAATTTCCTGAAACTTACCATCTACAGCAGTTTTATTATTGTCTACAGTAGATTTTAAAGTCGCATAATTCTCTGCAAGTGAAGTAATCTTTTCACCGTTTTTTTGAACATCTGCTTTAGTACCTTCAATTGCAGAAGCATTAGCTTCGAGGGCCTTAACAAGCTCACGTGGGTTTTTTCTAAATCCAGTTGCTAACTCCCCCTTTTCGATTTGTACTTCTCTAATTGCAAAATCAGGGGCAAATCCAGTCAATGCATACAGGATAATATTAATATTCTTTAAATTGGCTACATTGGTATTGAAGGTAAAAATACATAACGTTTCTTTATCAGTATTGATTTGCCATGAACTGCCAAGTTGATTGTTACTTGTTCCATCAAATCTATGAATAATTAATAGCAAACTTGTTTGAGCTGGAGTGAGAGATTTTGCCTTAAAAGATAAGGTATATGTTTGATTAATCTCCAACCCATCTTCTGACGTGAGTTGTTCAAAAAAGCCTTTGAATGCAGTTGTTGTATTTGTTGAGCTAAAACGTCCCCAATTTGCTCCATTCTGGTCTTTATACACCTCCATGATGCTACCAGCTACGTTTGAGTTTATACGCCAGTTAGACAAAGCAAAAGGCTGTGTAAAATCTCCGTTTTTAATTATGTTGTCACCACCACTTGAAGAAATTGCAGCTTTGATAATTTTGCTCTCTTCAGCAATAGCTTGGTTAGTTTCTGTTTTGGTGTAGCGAGTACTATCTAGTGTTGCTGAACTATTAGTCCACAAATCGCCAAATTTTTGACGAAATTTAGCTTCAAGGGTTTCAGTTGCAGAAGTTATTGCTTGAGCAGTATCTGCTTTAGAAGAGTAATCCTTAATTAGAGTTGAAGTACTTACCTTATCATTTAACGCTTTATTATTACCTTCATAAACTTCTACCCAATGCACTGTAGTAGTGGCATTAGCATTTGCTGAAGAATTTGGAAAACAATAAAAATTAACAACAGTTGCGTCTGTTCTAGAAATTGTAGTTAAGGTAAATTCGTAGATATCTTTACTAGCTGAAAAAATAGGTGCATCTGCATTAAATACATTACCTCCGCCAATATATACACGCAAATTGGCTGCATTGTTCCCTCCATTATCAAAGGTAACTTTTGCTCTGACGGTAACAGTAATACCAGGTGCATTTAAACTTTTTGCTAAAGGATATGATACTTGTAAATAACCACCCGTTTTACTTTTTTCGACATTACCCCCGATAACGATGTTGTCAAAAGCCTTACCACCGATACTTGTTTTCAATGCTTCGGTCGCAGTTGATATTGCGCTATCAACATCAGATTTAGTCATCCGGTCGGAAATTTGTTTAGCCTGTGCAGCCAAACCATTTACAGGATCATTAATTGTTGATTCTAAGTTTTGAGTTTTTTTAGCTAAAGCAGTACTTTCAGTAACATACGTTTGTTTAAATTCATTTAAATTTGCTGATACTTGATCGAATGCTGCATTGAAGTCGTAAGGACTTGCAATCCAATTATCTGTAGTTATGAATTCCCCTTTAACTAACACAGCCCAATACACAGTACCAACACTTTGCTTGTCTGCAGTTGGTCTGCTAAGCATATAAAAGTTAACTTCTTTGGCGGTACCAGCTGAAGTCTTCGTAAAAGTAATTTTGCTTATTACCTTACCTGAAGTGTTAATAACCTGCTGTAAAAACTGACTTCCTCCACCAGCATATACAGCTAAATTTGAGTTAGTGTCACCAGCACCACGTGTATGCTCTGCACACCAAAGAAGAGTGTACTTTGCTCCTACTTCCCAGTCTTCACCAAGCTTATAGCGTAAATGAGGATATGAAACGCCATCGTAGTTTCCAACTACATTAGAGTTAATCAACAAGTTCGTACCAGCCGGTGCGGACTTATTAAGATTTGCAGATAAAGTATTCGCCTGTTCTGTAACAGCTTTAATCAGTCCAGCTTGTTCAGATACTTGAGAATTTGTGGTTTGTAATGCTTCAGTTGAGGCTTTTTTACTTACTTCGGTGTTGGTTATTGTTAGATCATTTCTAAGTTTTGAAATATCTAAACTTTGAGACGATAAAGTATCACCATGCTTCTTCACTTCAGCTTGAGTAACTTTAATCGCTTCCGCATTAGCATTTAATGAACTTTGAGTATCCCGTGGGCTTGGGCTCCACGCTGTAGCTTTATTACCAGCTTCGATCTGTAATTTTTGAATTGTAGGAATTCGGCCTGTGCCATATGTACCATAAAACTCAATAGTCGATTCAGTTGTGCTACCAGTGTGTAGTTTAGGAAACACAGTAACTTCAAATTTTTGAAATTCACTTGCTTTGGTGACTGTTACGGAAGTTGTGAAGAAATGAGCGGATCCATTAGATGAATATACTTGTACAGTTCCAGCAACCGGTACACTCATTTCAAAAGAAATCGTTACTGGCTTATCTAAATTTTCATCATAAAAAGCTTTCAACTCTTTGCTACGTTCATACATTAAGTATTCACGGCTTGTTGCTGCTGTGGATGTTCGAGGTGCTTCTGAATTAGCTACGGCGTTTACACCACCAATCTTAATGTTATTCACTGCAGCTGTAATATCAGTCGCCACACGCCCCATGGCACTTTCGAGATCACTCTTTGTAGCTGTTTTCAATAAAGCTTGGGCATTGCTCTGAATACCTGTTTCTGCGTTCTGCATTCTTGATTCAAGCTTACTGGTCCTTTCAGCTTCAGCTTCTGTTCTGTTAGTTGCTGTTTTGAATAAATCATTTGCAGTTGCTGTTGCATCATTTGCAGAAGCTAAAGAGTTGTTATCTTCAACAATAATGTAATTAAGCTGACAAATTCCTGTCTGGAAATTGTAGTTTGCAATAAACATTGGGGCATAATATTCAGCTTGTGCTGGGAAAGTACGTGGATTATCAATTGTCCCTAAACCAGTTGCCGCCCCAATAGACTTACCTTTCATGTATAGAACTACTTCTTGCCACTCACCTAAATTAGGCTTAACGGCCGACAATAAGTAGTTAGAAGATCCCATATCACCTGCAAGGGAGTTTGTAGTCGTTACGTATTTACTTTGGTCTGCATTTTTACATGCAACCCCAAGGTAAATAGTTCCAGATTCCCCAGCTACACGGCGGAAGCGAGCACGTACCCGATAAAGCGTATCTGGATTAATCTTTACAAACTCATTCCAGTGAACCCATGCCTCATCATTACCGGCATTATTCCCAAGCTCAAGAATATAGCCACCAAATGCATCAGCATCTTGAATTACTTTCGCTTCACCAGTGGTTCGCCAACGTGTCCAGTCATCAATTCCTTTTGACGTTACAACAGCACGTACACCCGACGTTACTTGCGTTTGTGACTTTAAGCTTAAAAGATTTTGAGAAAGTGCTTCGGTAGCTTTTACCGCCGTTGTACCTGTTTGCTGCGCCTCTGCTGCATTATCGAAAGCTAGTTTAGCAATGTCATCAGTAGTTTTAAGTGATGATGAAAGGCCATTTATTCTTGTATTTGTATTACTTTCTAGGGTTGAAACACTTTTTTGAACATCAGTAATTTGCCCTTGTACCTTTAAGTTTTCTTTAGAGATACTTGTATCAAGTTCACTAAATTTTGAAGTAGTAGACTGCTCAAATTCGGCAAGTGACTCAGTAACTTCTAGAATATTTGCATTAGATTTCCGATCAGCCTCTTCTAGAGCTGCTTTCGTTTGGTCGATGCGTAAAGATAAGGCTTTATCACCATCAGAAACTGATTGAGCAATTGTTGCTAAATCTGACGTTGTTTTAGTTTTATTCGAATTATAGTCGGTTTTTAGTTCTTCAAGTTTTTTTGCTTCTGAAACAAGCTTTTCATCAACAAGTTTTACAGATGATTCAACCTTTTCGATATATGAAGCATTTCCAGTAATTTGATCACGCCATGCTTTTGGAATGGTGTCATTAAGTGCTGTAATGTCCCAGACTTCATAATCGGCTAGGATTACATCCACTGGGTTTGCTGTGCTTGGTAAAGGTGGATTAGTGCCAGCAATAACACGGAAATGCCCATGGATAGCTGCAGGCGCATCATAGCCACACTGAACAACAGAGTAATAAACCTCAAACTTACCTGTTCCTTCCTTATTCCCAAGTACACGTAAATAACCACCCGTACCTGTAGCATTGCCAACTGGTAATAAATAAGTGCCCTTAGGCATTTTAATAATTTGTTTTATTAAAAACGTTTTATTAGGAGCAGCAACAAGAGTTGGAACAGTCGGATACCAGCCACCACCTAGAGAAGCAGTGGATCTTAATAGCATCTCATGGGTACTATTTACTGGGTTATCAGTAGATTTAGCTTGTCTAGTAAACGTTGAACCTGAAGGTACAACATATGCGCTTAACCCCCCATTCCCAGATAGAAATGTAGGATCGTCACGTAAAGGCTTACCAAGTGATTGCATTCGCGCTAACTCAGTAGCATTTAACAAGCTTGCATTAGTGGTATCTAAACTTGCTTGAATTTGATCAGTCTTTTCAGCAACAGATTTACCAAGCTCAACTACTGTACGTTCAACATTATTAATTGCCGCTTTGTTATCACCAATTTGAGACTGAGCAGTACTAATTTGTTCAGTAAAAGCTCTATCTTGAGCAGCAAGGGTTTTTATTTCTTCTGAAATTAGGGCATTTGATTTACCCAATTCAGTTTGCATTTCAGCAAACTTAAGCTCAAAACTTTGAGTTAAAGCCTCTTTATCATTTGCACGTGCTTCAGCTTCAGCTAGAAAACCAGAATCAACTTTCTTATCAAGATCAATATACTGAGCTGCAATTTGATCTACTTTTTTAACTGCAGCTTCAGTTTGGGTTACAACCGGTTCAATTTTTTGATTAATGAGTGTATTAGTTTCTTCACCTAATGCTAATTTAGCGTCATCAATCATTTGACCAGCTTTAACTAAGTTTTGATCAATGTCTTGTTTTAAGGTGGCCTTAGTTTGATCAATAACATTTAGTGTGTCAGCTGCTTGTTTTTTACGGTCCAGAACTTCTTGATCCGCAATTTTTTTTGCGTTTTCTGCGACTAACCGAATTTCATTTGAATCACTTCTTACATCAGCAATGATTGAATCTGTTTCACTTTTAATAAAACCGATTTTATCATCGAGTTCTTTCTCAGCACGAATTGCACGTTGTTGAGCATCAGCAACCAATGCTTCATTAGCTTGAATAGACTGATCGATACGTTGATTGGCTTCATCCAATCGTAGATTAGCCTCATTATTATGTTGATCTACAATTAATTTAGTATTATTTATTTCTTGATCTATATAAGCACGAACTTCATCGACTTTATTTTGAGCGATCTGATTAACTTCTTTAACTTGTTCATGAATCTTTTGAACTTCCTCATCAAAATGTTTCATTCCTTCTTCAAGCAATTTAAAAGCATCAGAATCTTTAATATTTTCTATTAATTCTTCTACTTCCTTTATTTTTTCATCAATCTCTTGGCTTACTTGATCTTTAGTTTCATCAATTTTTTCGCCTTGTTCTTTTAACTCTTCCTTTAAACTTTCTAATTTATTAAGAGCATCTTTAAATGCACCCTCAATAGCTTTAGGGTCAATAGGCACACCTGCAACCGTAAGCGTTGTGCCAACTGCCATACTACCCGCTACAGCACTATTGCCCGCAACTGAAGTATTACCCACTACAGTGCTATTTCCCGTTAATGTGCTATTACCAGTTTGTTGAGTATTAGCTTGTACATTCATTAACGGCGTTTTGATCGAAACGGTTGTGCCAGAATCTACTTTTAAATTTTCTTTAGAGATAAATTCAATATTGTCTTGTCGAATACGGCGCACACCTACAATCGCGCCGTCTCCGTGACTGACATAACTATGGATTACTGGACGTTCTTCATTACCATTTTCAAAGAAGACATAGACGTCTTCCCCATCCAAAATTTGAATTTCTGTATCTAAATCACTATCGCCGACTGGATAAGCAAAAGTTGCTGTAATTCCTTCACTCGCGCCATCAGTTAAACCATGAATGTGTACTTGTGCAGTACGACCTTTTGCGTTGTAACTTAAAATCTTTGCACGTTTTAAACCATTCATATATTTGACCTACAAATTAGCAATCCAGAACTTTGATGAAGTCCCCATTGATCCCCCGATTGCGCCTGTATCTATATGATGTGCAGCAGTTAAAACGACATACTTCTTACTATCTATTTCAAATATATCGCCTGCATTCCAGTTCAAATTTAGTGGTCTAATAATGGTCCCACGCATAATCAAAACTTTTTCCAAGTTTTTGACTTGTCGGGCATCTAAACCAGCTCTTTGCGTCACAGTGTGGCCTGGGGTTATTGAGTCATCACCAACAACCGTTGAACCGTTATTCTCAACTGTGACAAAAGATGATTTTTGCATCAGTTCCAAAGGTTTACTTGATATCCAAACGACACTGCTAGGATCTAGTTTTGTGATAGGTTCCTTTTTGAAGAAAGAATCAATTTTTTGAGCAGACACTTTATTATTTTGAAAGCAAATTACAGCTGCTTCTTGTTGCAGATAATGAGCCAAGCGCTGTGTAGGCATACTACCCTTTAAACAAACAAATTTAGGCAAAGGTAAATCACTGCCCAGACTGATCGTTGCACCACAAGCTCGAATTACTGAATTAAAAGAAGTTTCATTACTAATAATTGCTTGCTTTGAATATTCGATAAGTCTTTTACAACCAGCCAAAATACCAATACATGAGATGCCACCTACTCGCCGATCTTGTTTAATAGTCTGAGTTTTTAGAGGGGTAACTTTGATAAGTTCGAAAGGATGAGATATGTCATTTACAGTAAGTAGCTCCCCTTCTTTTAAAAGGGAGTCTAATTCAGTAGTAGATTGAACTGTGAACTCAATAGATGCGGGAATAGGTACGAGATCAGTTCTTAAAGTTGCACTAATCAGCTCAGACGCTGGAATAATTTTACCCGCAGATACAATGGTGATTTGCATTAACGGTTCCCCAAGTTAAAATTAAAACTCATTGGGGCCATACAAAACGCAAGTTTAGGCAAAGCGTCTTTCTTTTCATTATAGTTCTGTTGAGCTTCTGATACAGATAGCCCATAACTTTCGACTCCGAGCCCACGAGTAGCTTCAACCAATCTAGCTTGCAAAAGATCACAGTGAGCTTTTACTAAAGGTTGGATGATTACGTACTCATCACCGCTAAGTTCGATAGTTTCATTCAGTTCAATACTCGTGGTAGCTTTAGTTTGACAATCTAAAACAGCCCATCCGGCATAATATTTTGCCTCATCTAAAAATGCTTTCACGATATCATCAAGCAAAATTGAATAGCCCGATAATTGATATTCTTTATAGAGTTCTTCTGAAAGTTGCTGGATAGAACCAGCAACTACAGCATACCCTTCAGATTCAGGTAATAACTTCATAGCCATTACCCGAAAAGATTGCCTAATGTACGTGATGTCGCATTAATCGTTGAGTTGCGTACAGCTTGTTGAGCAGTATTGATTACCTGCTGAACGCGATTCACAAGTTCAGCTGTACCATCAATTTCTTTTTTACCCGGCTGAATACTGCCGTTGGTACCAATGTTTGCGAAGCTACCAAAGTAGTTATAGTCGATTGGGCAAGAAACTGTCATAACTTGAGATCGGCTATCTGAATCATACTCAGCTGACTCAAAGCGTATAGCACAGTTTTCAAGTGCATAAGAACGGGTAAAACTACCTAAACGGCCATCGTAATAATCACCATGGATGATTCCACCACTAGCTACGACATATTCAGCTAATAGTTGATCATGCCCTGCTTCAGTTACTAGGATTTGAAGGTTGCCTGTGTAATGGGTTTTCGGGGGACCAGCAACAATTCCAGTAAATCCACCCGCATATTGAACTTCTGCTGGATCTTCATTACTCACAATTGGCCGTGGGCAACTTTTAAATAAGAAGCGAAGGTCTTCCATGCCACGAGGAACAAACATCCCCTGACACGCTAATAATGGTGAACCAAGTTGCTGTAGAGCAATGTAATCTTGTTTAAGCTGATTTAGTAAAATCGGATTAGATTGTTGCATAATTTTGATGCTCAAAATGCAGATTTATGCAACAAGATTAAGGATGTTTTTGCTATTGGTTTTTAATCAGTTCCATTTTAGAAAACTGACTTTATATTAATAAAAAACCCGCAAAAGCGGGCTATATCACATCTGTTTATAGATAACATCTCGCCTATCTACATCAAGAACAAGAACTACGACTACATCATCCTTGACTTGATATAAAAGGCGGTATCCTGCTGATTTCAGTTTAATCTTATATAGATCAACTGATCCTCTCAGCTTATTCTTCGGTATCTTAGGGTTATCTAGGATTGCTTCCAGCTTACGAATAAACTGCTCAGCGATTTGTGGGTTAAGTTTGTCAAACTTTTTAAGAGCTGTTTTTGAGAACTCTAGCTCGTAACTCATTAATAGATACCTTCACAGTTTCGTCAGTATCAACTTGCTCGGCTAGTTTAATTAGTTCCTGATCTTCAATTAGATCCATCATGCGTTCATACATTGCTGCCGGAACACAGTAGAATTCTGGATTATTTCTATTCAGAATAGCTACTGCTTCGCCAAAAGCATTTTGTACAACTGCTGTAGGATTCTTTTTTAATTCAGAAACACTAGCCACAAATCGACTATGGATTATGTGGTTCATGACGTTTCTCATTTGATGTGTCCTACATCAATTTGTAGCCAATTGATTAGAACCGTCCTCAGAAAGTTAAGTTTGCTACAGGGTTAACTCAATATAAACAATTTGAAGATCTGTTTCAAGACCTGTTTAACAACCACTTAATAGGTCTTAATAAAAAAGCCACCCTAAAAGGTAGCTTTTTAAATCAGCTTTTTATCCAATATTTGGTGGTACTCGCAGAACCTGTACTGAAGGTACACCCCGATACACACCCATGAAGCATATCGTTGATGGCATTGGCTTAGATTGGGCTTCTCAGTTTGTTAAGTTAAAACAAATAGTTAATCAAGTTGTTATGATTTTCATAATAACTGATTTTCTTGTAATGTGCCTAAAATAGAAAGGATCTGATTCAGTACTGGGCAACTTTGTTCTAGCTGTATTTACTGCCGGTGCATAAGCTAAAGCTTTGGACATAATAATGACCCTATTCATTGAATAAAGCCATTATTTACAATGAGGAAAGCTTAGAAGTTAGTTAGTTCCAACTCCACAAGAAAAATATTTTAGTTTTCGATATCTTTATCATCACATTCAAGCCAAAAGACATCTTCAAACTTCTCGCATACACCAGCTTTTTTTAGTTCGGTGTAAATGAGTAAGGCACGATAAACACTGATGTGTTTTCCTGCTTCTGCATCTTTTATATACCTATTAAGCACATGATTATTTGATATAAATCCGCATTGTTTAGCTAATTGATAAACTGTCATACCAGCTTGCTCTCGCAAAGTTGCGACATTGTTTTTTTCAACCATCACGATATACCAAAAAATATTTAGTTCAGTGTATCACAAGAACAATTGCTATTAAATATAATTTTATTAATACTCGTAATTGCTATTATATTTAATAGTTGTTATATTTAACTCATCAGGACAGGATATGGTCTTGATAAAAAGAACCCCTTGTACCGATCAAAGTAAACAAGGGGTTATATCCAATCTCTAAGAGGAAATTAGACATGACTACTTTAACTCAAATCACCGTACCTTTCCACAATGCTGAGTTGTACTTGGTGGAACATGATGGTCAGCCATATACACCCATGAAGCCTATTGTTGAGGGTATGGGGTTAGCTTGGCAGTCTCAATTAGCAAAACTGAATGCCAATCCTCAACGATGGGGTATAACGAAAATCGTTATACCTACTCTTGGCGACTTACAGGAAATGGTTTGTCTACCACTAAGAAAACTTCTTGCTTGGCTCACCACCATCAGTCCTAACAAAGTAAAACCTGAACTTCGTGACACTGTCATCATGTACCAAAACGAATGTGATGATGTCTTATGGAATTACTGGACAAAAGGCCAAGTAATCAATCATAGAAAAGCTATCTCACCTGAACAACAGCATGCTTTACATGCAATCGTCGATCGTCGTGCAGGAAAAGATCGAAGTTTAAGAGCCTCTATGTGGATACGTCATAATCGCCACTTTGGAATTGCTAAATATAGCCAATTGCTTTCAATCCATTTTGATGATGCGAAGCAGTATCTTGAGACAATACCACTTCATGAGCTAGGCCCAACCGAAACAGATACACTTAAACGTTTAGAAAAATTTGTAGATAATCTCGCTGCACGGTATCCAGCATTAGAAAATCCGCTAGCTTATGAAATAGCACAGCATGTAGGTGAGAAGCTAAAGTATCAATCTCCCAAAGGTCCGAAAAACTTCTGGATTTCGATTCAGGAAAACGGCGCTCTTTCAGTACAGCAATATTCTCTACACCACACGCCCATTAATGTCGTGCAACTACGCGAAAAGTTTAATGGGCTATGGGAGTTTCTTCATAAGGATGAAGTACTTGAGCTTGGCAAAGTATTAAAACGCTTTCCTTTTGAACCTGTGAACTGAAAGGGCATATCATTAAATTAAGACGTTCCTACTGGAACTCCCCTTATATTAAAGCCAGCTATACAGCTGGCTTTCTTTTTAGAACTTATCCAATATTTGGTGGTACTCGCAGAACCTGTAATGAAGGTACACCCCGATCTAGCGCATCTTGGACACAACGATAATCAGGATTATTTGGTTCATAACCAAGTTCACCACGGATATTACCCTTATGTATTGTCATCGGTGCATCAAAACGCCCACGCATAAAACGACCAATAATAATTGTGTCAGTTAATGATTGATTGGTCTTTATTTCTGTTTTATCAGTTTTTTTCTGATATTGAATACCAGGCGCTTCACCTATGATTTGAGTTGTATTCATGAGTATTTCCTTAATTAAATGGATTATAGGTAAAGCCAAAAATGACCTTACCTATGAGTAATTAGTAAATACCTAAGCGTTTACCTTTTTTGAATGAACGTAAACGCTTGTTGATTGCATTTGCAGTAAAAGCATGAAGTCGAGCTTTTTTCATACCAGCTTTTTGTGCTGCAGTTAAACGGACCTTTTGACCAGGTAATCGTTTATTCACAACGGTTTTGACACCTTGACGAATAGCCAGCACACCACGGTAGTGAATTTTTCGCCCATTTACTTTCCGTTGGCTAAATGCTCCATTTCGAGCTTTAATTTTTTTAGCCATTGAATCGAAACCTTCTTCAGTTTCATCTGCTTCACCGAAAATAAACTCACGAACCAGTTCTTCAAGTTCAGGGCCTTCGTCTGGCATATTAGCAAGAACTGTATTGGCTGCTGCTTCTAACGCCGCATCAGCAACTTCTGTATCATCACTAAAGATCTCTTCAATATCAGTAGCGTCAACGCCAAATGTTAAGAAAGCATCGGAAAGAGACGCCATCAAAGCGTTTTCATAGATACCGTCTTCATCATCTGCACCATCTAATGCATCGACAATTAATGCGTCTAAATGATCAACGCCCAGTTCACCTTCTTCAAGCTTACCTTCACTGATTGTATCTACCGTATCAGATAGAATGTTCAGAGCAATTTGTCGTACTTGTTCAATCACAGATTGCTGTTCTCGATCAGTACTTGAAACCTTACTTACAACGGTAGAAATATTCTCCGCTGCTGAATCAAAAGCACGTAAAGCTAAAGGTTTTTCTGTAGTTGGGCCAAATGGATTCATCTTGATAGATCCTTAAAATTATTTAACTAAAACGTCGTCATCAAAAATTGCGGCACGAGTTGTACCAACAACTCCATGGGCTAAATAGAGTCGTACACGCTCATATGGATAGTCTTTGTCAGGTATTAAACTGAACTCAAAAGGTTTACCACCTAGATCTTCAGCCGGTTGTAACCAACCGGTTGTTTCACTAGAAGCACCCTCTAAAAACTCTTGAATTTCATCACCAGCTTTTTTGATATAGTCCGGTGTAGCTTGGAACATGTAAGTTCTAAGGATTTCGATACATTTATTCGTAACTCGTGCCGCAATCTCAGCTGCAGGAACTAAACGCAATGCACTATTTTTACTTTGATACTGGGTTAATACATCACTTAAAACGAATAATGTAGTTTCAAACTTAACTGGGCGAACTACATTTACTTTAGCCTTTGCCAACATTTCTTGAGTCTGTTCATCTTCAAGATCAATATTCGGCATCTGGCTTAAGTTTTTTGCTGTAAATGGATAATCTTTCCAAGCTACTGCATTTTTTAACGGCGCAAAGCCTTGTTTATTTAACTTTGCGTTACGTAATAATTTATCGCCGATGTAATGGCCCAAATAATAAGCTGGGACCTTACGCCCTCTTAGTGTGACAGCACTAGATGGACGGCATAGGTTCGGACTCCAAATGAATTGAACAAACTGTGATTGTGCATCTACACTTGTCGCAAATTGAGCTGCTTGCTCAGCTGTAAAAGTTGGGTTGATTTCAGCATCCAAAGGAATACGTAACTTTGTAGCTGCACGTTGTGCCGCAACATAAATTGGTAAATCATGAGGATTTGGTAAAGTCAGATATGCTGGTGTACTTAATTGACTCGTCAGAATCTTATATAGTTCATCTGGATTAAATGATGGTAACGATTCATCTTCCAATGCCAATGTTTTTGAAGCACGACCTAAGCTATTTGATTCGTTATAAGCATTTGATTTGAGTATTGCTTGTAACGCATCAATACCTAACGATAAATCAAAACGCTCAAAATATTCTTTCGCATCAGCTACAGCGACAATAGAAGCAGAATTTTCAATGTCTCCATCTACTAATCCCTGAACAGTAACAATTTGATCACCTGTTACCGCATCACGGATTTCCAAACGCATAGAAATATCTGCAGGACCGCGTGGGCTAGTTACTTTCGCAAAAAAGGCCACATTAATTTCTGCACTTGCAAGATAACTGTATGTATCAAATTCCAATTTGAGTGATGGGCTGGCCCCTGCTACAAGGGATAGCTCACCTGTACTTGATAGAGCAAGTATATTCATTACATTACACGCCCAAGGCTATTTGTTTTAAGTATTTTGAGCCGTTGGCGTTTTTGATTTTCTGGCTAGTTCCAATGTAAAAAAACCACTCGAAAGTGGTTTTTCATTTCCTAAATTTTATAATCCGCTAGCAGGTTCTGTAGGCTCTTCTGCCTCAGTAGGTACAATTTGAAGTACATTACCTTTCAAGCTATTAATTTGATCAAGGTTATCTAGCAATTGTTTATGAGCTTCGTCACCGATCAAAGTGAATGTAAGCTTTTGACCAGCTTGTACCAAAACTTGTGTAAATGGTTCGGTAATGTCACTTAAACCGTTATTTTGAAGTGTAATACTTCGTTCAGTAGGTTGATCACCTACAGCATCCATAATTGGGTTCGTGCCATCAATAATGAAAATAGTCATCTTGTTACTCAACAGTTAGATTCTTACCAAGCCCCTTCAACTGACGTAAGTTTTCCAGTACTTGATGTTTAAATGTTTGGTTATGACACGTAATACTTGCTGTTTTACCTGCCTCAATAGCAACACGTGATAACGGTTCTAAAACAGTTGAAAATCCGTTATTAGTCACATTAATAACTAGAGGATCTACATTACTAATGGTAGATCCAGATAGATTTTCTACAATTTGATGTTCGGCTTTGGGAATATCAGTTTCTTTAGTTTTATTTGCTACATACCCTAACTCATCAACATTCCAACTAATTTTGGAATCAAGATCTTTTAAAGGTGAGACAGACTCATGTGATGATTCAGTTGTATTTCCATTATCTTTAATACTGGAATCTTCATTATCTGAATCGCCATTTTTCAAATCAGTAGGTTTCTTACCTTCATCTTGGGAAGCGCCGTCTTCAGGACCTTGGCTATTTAACAAATCACCTTGGTCTGAAGCTTTTTCATCACCAGCTTGGGTATTCTGTGTTTCTGTAGTTTTATTGGTTTTATTACGTGTGTTTTTTGATTTAGTAGTCGCTTTTTCGTCAGTTGAAACTAAAGTTTCATCAGTGTTTTGAGTTGCTGCAGCCATGAGATTATCCTTTAAATAAATAAGGGAAAAGGCGCATCGAAATGCGCCTTATTTTGTATTACTTACGATTTTTTAAGAGATGGCATATTGATACAGTGAATGACATAGCTTTGGTCAGCGTATCGGTCCAATGGGTTCATTTCAGCAGCTTGAGAGCCAATTAAAGTTAGTACTGATTCACGTGCATCTGGGCGTGTTTCAATAACTGAGAGAGGTGTTTGAATAAACCCAACAAACGGCGCTCGAATTGGCTCATTACCACGGCCTACTAAAAGCATATCAAATGCTGTATCAGTTTCTGCTACAAGCTCTTGAGCTGTTGGCGCATGATAAACGTTGGTACCATCTGCAAGTGTACCAATACGAACAATTTGACCATATCCAGCAGAGTACCCAGTTTTTGTCGGCATCTTATCGCTAGAAAGTTGGTTAAAGAATACTGCACCACTATCCCCAACATACAAATCGTATGCAACAGTAGAACCACCAGTACGCTGATTAATATCCATTTTTGCAGCAGAAATGAATTTCATTACTTCGCCAAACAGATCACCAGTGGTATTAAACGCAGCTGCCAATTTACCAGTTACACCACGAGAAGCATCAAAAGTAATTTCATGGCCTGAGTATTCAGCCAAATCTTTTGCTTCACCTAAAAGACGGACCGTTTGTTCCAAGAAAACTTTACCCTGAATAATTGCCAAAGCTTGACCTAAGAAGCCGAGTTTGAGTTCATTATTCAACTGAGTCTGCAATAAAGTTGCTGCGGTAACCTGTGCCATAATTGGTGAAGCCACCAAATTTTCATATTCAGGTTCAAAATCAACACCTACAGGCGTCATTAAGAAGTTACCGTTACCATCACGCGCATCAAAATCAGCTACGAGATGAACTTCAACTTTAGCACCAGCTGGTAAAGCTTCATTTAAGGTCACGCTAATTTTGCTAGCAGAAAGGTCAATTTCACTACCAACAACACGATACTCTACGCCGTTTACAATTACGCTTTTTTCAGCAATAGCAGAAATCTTGCCTGAAAATTTTGATTTACTGCGGTTTCGAGTATGCGCAACTTCTTTACCGTTGATTTTGATTGAAACATTACCAGCAATAAACGGCAGTAACTTCGCATTTACATCTGGCGTTTTTGCCTTGAAATCTTCATAGCCAGTTCGTGCTACCACTGAGTAGGTTGTACCTGCACCACCATTTGACAATGCAAAACGTAAACGGCCCTCTACATAAGGCTTTGAGGCATTTGCACCGTCTAAGTATTCTGATTTCTTCATTGCACCAAAATCACGATTGGTGACAAAACGAATAGATACTAACGGTACTTCATTTGAACCATTAGAGTTTGGAATCATTGCAACAATTGGCGTTGCATAAGCGATAACGTTTGCAATAGTTGCTACAGTAATCGCTGGGACGATACTTACAGATTCATGATGCTGGTGATTTACATCATCAAATCCAGATTCATTAATACTGTCATAATAGCTAATGGTATCAGTAGGCAAAGAACCAGCTTGTTTTGCACCACTTAAACCAGCAGTTAACGCAGCTGCAATGATTGAAGGATGGGGTAAATCACCGCCATGGCGTGCTTGATATTGTGATACCCCAAACATCACAGCTTTATCAACTTCTGGCGCATATTCGATGCCAATTGAATCAAAAATTGCTTTTAATACTTCTGGGTACTCTTCTGCCGCTGTTTGTGCACTATCAAACCCATTTTCAAGCTCATCAGGACTTTTGAAATAGTAATTTCGGCACTGAGCTGTAGCAATTTGTTGAGCCTCATACTTTTTACGAATTTCGTCTGATAACACAGTCATTTTAAACCAGCCTTTGGCTTTCTATCTAAGATAAGGAAAGGATGGCATGCGGTTTTTAATCTTATTTATGCTAGTTCCAAAACTTTTCTTGATACTTTTATAAGTTGGCCCCATATAAATAGATCAAAATTATTATTCAGTTAAGTAATCAATTTATTTATAACTGTAATTAACTTTTTTATTCCATTAATCATTATAGGAAATCATATGTTAGTAGATATCTATCAATCAGCTTCACACTCTTCAAAATATTTAACAGTTCCAAACGGTTTTGATGTTAATAAGTTAAATATAGAAGAGATAGATAAAGATTATAAAGTAGTGAAAACTTTTAAAACAAACATTGATCTTGTAACTAATTCAAAATTAATCGCTGCTACTGATGAAATACTTAATCAAATAAATAAGAATGGCTATGCAATACATGGAGCAACCGTTCTTGCATCAGAATAATAAGTTTAAAAAAATGCCCTAAAATCTAGATTTTAGGGCATTTAATTATCCACTTACACCACTTGAAACATAAATCTCCACATTATCACCTGCTTTCACTTTATAACGGAGCTTATCCCAGCAATGTTGTCTAAATGGTTCAGTATCTGGTGCAGCAGCTGTTAAAGAAAGAATAGGCACCCAGTGTGAATCATTTTGCGGATCAGCAGAAGGAACATTACTTCCGAAAAATTCTACTTCTGCCCCGTTCCCGATCACCTGGTAATTGAAAATTGCAGAAGTACATTGCTCAGCTATATCAATATCCCCTGTCTTTTTCCCTTTTACATTAAAAACTAAATAACTCATTAACTCTCTCCATCACCATTAGGTGAAATAAACAAATCATCTCTACGGTTTAAAACATACTTACTGCCAAAATCTGCCATGAGGCTAAAACCAGTTATATTCACAATCTCAAACCACAACATTAAATTTTCATAAATCATTAACCCTAAAAGATCCCCTTCTTTAAGAATCAAATCTGGGATGTTGATTATCCTGTCCAATACATCTTCTAATTCATCATTAAATGGCTCTACTTGAGCAGTTAATACCAAATCTGAGGGGTTATTCATTGAGAAGTTCTTTTGAATATAACCACCATTAAATTTATCGAAATGAACATAAGCAGCGCCCTTATATTCATACTTGTAGTTGGGTTCATCTTGAATCGATAAAGTGTTCGCTTCAAAAGAAAGAGGATCTAAAGGTTTTGAATCTTCAGCTGGATTATTGAAAATTACTTCTTTTCGCCAAATTTGCGCTGGAATACTTGCTAGAGCATTCATCACAACACGTCTAGCTGCTAAACGGCGTCCATTTGCAACTTGATTTACTGATCTATTTAGCATTTCGACTTAAACCCTTCATAAAGACATTTAGCATGTCATTGTCGATTGCGCCTGATTTATGTAAGGCTTGAATTCTTTCAATTTGACTCGCTCTAACAGTTTCCACTTCAAAACGTTTGAGGGTTTTTAATTCGCCTTCTAAGAGCTTTTTGGCAACTTTATCAGCTCTACGCATCATTTCTTTTTCTGCTTTTTGGATATTGGCTTTGATTGGCTTAACAGAACCATTCATCAAATCCATTACTTGCTCGTTAATTGAATTCTGTATTTGCTTATCTGTTTGCTTATACCGTGCACCAACTTGTTTCTTACGGTCTTTCTCTACTTCCTTTTTAAGGTAGGCAATCCCTGCTGGTGAACTAATCCACTTAACAACGCGCAATACATGCTTACAAGCCACACCGGATAAATGCGGGTTACGTATTTTCGGAAAGCCGCCCTCATCACGTCCTAAATTGTAGCCGCCAATAGTTGCCATATAGCGGTACCAGAATGTATGACGTTCGCAATCACACTGAAATTTGATTTTGCCTTTAGCCAAGCGGTTTTTTACAGTGGTTAATGCCTGCTTGTCGATATCAAATACGACAGATTTAAAGTTTGAAAACTCAATCTCAACGTGATGATTTAAGACTTTACTATTTGGACCGGCATTCGTAAGTAAGTGCACTAAACCAGCTTTTCTGCTGACTGGTACCGCCAAATATATTTGCTCATTTGCACGGTCAATATCATCTTGTCGGCTTAAATTAATGATGTTTTGAGGGGTAATACCCTTACTATACTGATCTTTTAATAACTGAATGTTTTCCTGAAATGCCAAAATATCATCACGGGTAATACGCCGTGGCACTTCCCCATTTCGCTGACCTAAGGTTGTAAAAAGCACTCTCTCTACATCATATTTTTCGCCTTGTGCAATATCTTGTGGCCGCAAGAACATAGGCTTAGGGATCTTTCTTCCCCAATCATCATATTCAATTTCTTTTTCTGCAAATGCCCGCTGTTCTCTATCTGCACGCTGGCGGCTCTGTTGATCTCTACGAACTCCACCATTTTGCAAAGATTGGTTTAATTGCAGCTGGGCACGGCGTAAATCATCTGGCTTGAATGCTGACATATTAATTATCCTGCAAGTATTCTTTTTGAAGTCTTAAAAGATCAACGAGCCTTGGAAATGCTACCTTTTGTAGTGGTAGTTTTTCCCAAATACCGTTGGCACCACAGGCCACTAAAACCGCATCAATATGATTTCTTGAACCATAAAGCTTGTAGCTTAAGAGTGATGGATCTTGCGATTCATCCTCTTTAATCTCCCATACAATCAAGTTCTGAATATTATTCTGTTGAAGATTTCGGTGAATTAAATCTCTGATAGCATTTCGATAGTCATTTCTCATACTGTTTCACCTATTTAAGTTTTAACAGTACTTACACGAGCAAAGCCACCAATACCGGCTTTACCGCTGTTGCCATTACTTTCAGTAGTGTGACCAGCTTCGCCAACAATTAAAGTCATATACTGAGTTTTTTCGGTTGAATTCACATATCGGCAAATGAGTAAACCACCACTTGCACCACCACCACCAAGTGCCCAGCCATCATCTCCTACACCATTAGCACCATCACCACCAGCACCCCAGTTTGATACTGGACTAACTGATGCGCCGCCTTTGTGGTTTGTTTGGTTTGCAGCTGTACCAGCGTTACCAAGCTTGCGTGAAATTTCGGTTATGTTTGATGTCACAGTGATTACACCTGCTAAACCACCAGCACCATTTGAGAAAGCACTACCATTCGACCACTGACCACTGGTACCGCCCTTACCGCCACCAACAACCGCCAAATCAAGTTCATTTAAACGTAAGCGTGTATCTGTACCACTGGTCCCATGTGCCAATGCTCCTAACTCCCAGACACTGCCACCACCAGCACCACCAGCACCAACCAATATGAATTCTTTTTGTTCTTTTGGTTGAATTGGAATGATATAAACACCTGGTACTGTGTAATCGCCATTACCATCGTTTAGTGTTTCTGCAGCTACCTGAACAACGGACCAATTCACAGTACCTGAATACCCTATCCGGTTTTGACCTGAGCGGTCCCAAACTTCATATGAAAAACCCTTTTCAGCACGAGTAAGCTCCCATGCTTCATGTGTGCTTTCTGGTGTTAAATAGATTGCATACTTTGAATCACGTAAATCAGTAACTTTGCCACCTAGTTCAACTGTGGCTGAGCTACCAATATTTACACCTGCTCCAATTAATTTTGGATATTGAGCATCTAAGTTTTTCTTGAAATCGATTAACTGCTGCAACAAATTTTTGGAACTAAGATCTAGATCATCAATCTGTTGTTGTAAATCATCGTCTTTGGCTTTTACGTCTTTTTCAAATGCATATTGAGGGTGCGGATCCTCATGCTGATTATGTTCAGTCATGAGCTTACGAATTAACGCGCCGTATTGTGGATGAGGGTCTTCATCTGCACTATGCTGATTCATCAACATCACAGCAATTGGTGTGTTTGGATCAATCTTGATAGTTACGTTTTTTAAATTAACGTCAGTTAAAACAAATCCAAATGTTACAATGGCTACTACGTTTGCATGTAAAGACATGATTGATTGAGCAGCTGTAGTCGAGGCCACCGCAAGTAAAGTACCATCTGATAGGTAAATACCCATCTCAAACACTTCCATTGTTAAAGTTGGCTCAATACTCATCACAAAACGCAAAGTACCAGTTTCTGTATCTACACCACCACCATTAAGAGAAAATCTGGCTAATTCATTTTTAAGAGAAGTTAGGTTTTTCGCTTCAACTGATGCATCAAATTTGCCGGTACCAACAGCAAGATGAGTAAGCTCCCCACCAAAGCTAGCAACATCGCCTACTTTATTTAAAGCATTCCGACCTGCGTCAGTTAAAAAGAAATTAATAGCCATAACCCACCCATATGATTTATTGATCTATGGTAGTTACGGCAAAAAGGATCGGTGGGGGGCAGTTCCACAAAACTAATCATTTTCTTTTTCAGCTGCTTCTCTTAAAGCACTGAATCTTGACTTACGTTCAGCTTGTTCACGGCCTTCCGGTGTATCGTCAGTGACATTTACAGTTTCGTAAGCTTCAGTGTAGTGAACGTTTTCCAAGAATAAGAAAGCAAAAGCATCACCGATATCCGGTGATTTAATTCCCATCCGTTTCATTTCGTCTTTGCTTAAGATTTTATAACGAGCAAAGTCATCAAAACGGTATGGAACGTGGATTAACTGATCTTTAATTTTCACATTGTGTTTCTTCGTTTTTATTTTAAAACGGCCACTTGCGATTGCTCGCTGCAAACCAACATAAGCTAATGACCGTTTATTTGTAAACTCTTTTCTATTGTCATTACTAAAACATTGTGAGCCCCAATAAACAGGAACGTAGAAAATACCTTGCTTTTTAAGGTATTGGCCTAAACCTTTACCCGCCCCGTTATCATCTACAACCAAGTTAGCATTTGGGTACTGTAAAAGTAGCTCATTAATCTTTGCAAATAGTTCTAAGATATCATCTCTGTTTTTGCATAATGGAATATCTACAACTTCTACACGGCGTGCGCGCTCTCCCCATTGCGATTCACCCCAAACTTTAGAAACAACAATTACTGAATCGTCACGGCCAACACCACCACCAACGTCAACAGTAATGACATAACCGAATTGATGGTCATCAAAAATACTCGCGCCAACATACATTTCTTCGGTTTGACGCTTGGTGATTAAGAACTCATCTGATAAGTCTGGGAATTCACCTAAAACACGAATCTTATACTGAGCATCTTCCCTGCTGCCGTATTTTTGCCGTTGTTCCTGTAAGGATTGTTCACTAACTAGTGGTGACTCTTCCCCGTTAAATGTGAGTGCAATCCAAACACCACCAGCTCGATGACTTAACTTGTGATGAGTCTCATAGAACATACCCGCATTACGGGTAGGCTGTGAGGTCATTACTGCACGGTTGTCTTCATGCGTTAAGGCACCAAAAGCTACATCAAGGACAGCATCATCTACACCACTGGCCTCATCGACCCAGACCATGTAGTTATCGCCGTGGTTACCAGCTAAGTTTGTAGGTTGATGTTTTGGTGCTGTCTTCGCAAAGACATACCATTTTTCTTTATAGCCTTTGATGTATACGAGTTCAGACTGGTACCCAACATAATCAGCAAGCCAAGCCAAAGGCCCTTGCTTCAATCGTGCTAGATTGATACTGATTTCTTTCCAGACTTGTTTCTTTAACTGCCCAATCTGCGGAGCAGTAAACATCATGATGGATTCATCAAAAAACAAGAGATGCCATAAGGCAACAATACCGGCACTGGCCGTTTTACCAGTGTTATGAAGTACTAAGTCATCTTCACCCAAGAAAAATGGATCTGGATCGAGTACAAAACCGTAATATTTACCTTCACCTAGCTCAGTAACCGATGTAATTTTTAAAGGCTTATGTTCCCCATCTATAAGCCTATAAGATGCAAACTGTTCCCTACTTTCAGGTTTAAGGTTCATATATTGAGAAACAAGCAATTCAATCTTGTCGCCCTTTGACCACCCGTTACCATCGTATAAAGAAATTAAGCAAAGAATATGTGATTTATTGAATGTATGAGCTTTACCATTCTCATATTCAAACCGGAACATTTCCTGATAACCGGTTACTGTTTTAATTACATCTAGTTCTGTCTTACCATCTGCAGCAAGAATTTTATGATTTAGATTAATACGCTCAACTGGGATAAATTCCCCATTGGCTAATTTGATTAAAGTCCCTTTACCAAAGCAACCATGCCCCGATGCTACTGAAGTACGGCTACCATCAAATGCAATAGATTCAAAAAGTAATTCTTGTTGCCATGTGGGTTCGACACCTAATGCTTCTACGGCGAAAGCATAGATGTCGTATCGATAACGCTCACAAAGTTCCCACCATTCGGGAATTTCTTTTAATGGTGCCAAAGCCATACCGTAAAAACACCATTACTTAAAAGATTGAAAAAGGAAGCATTGTTGGATCTACAGCATCTTCTTCAAACTGATTCCCTTCAGTAATTGAAAAGCCTTTGGCAATTTTCGTACTAGCCCAAACAGCTAATAGAATTGCAATGTGTCCATTGTTTAAGCTGCTGCTATCAAATTCTTGCTGAAGGCCGTTTTTATCGACCTTACGGATTTCAAGTACGTTTTTAGGGTTGTACTGGTTTAGCTTCGGCTCAATTTCAATTAACTTTGCTCTGAAACGAGCTTGGTAAATTGAAATCACTTCTTCTAAGTGCTCTTTAGCATTGAAACTTAATTGCCAATTCTGTACTTGATCCGGTGAGTCAGTTACTACAACTGTTTGATCTCTTAAATCGCTTGGTACGGGCAAATTTGAATAAACAGCTGTTTTTTGAATAACAAGCTCACCTGTATCAGCAAATGCCGCTCCAATAAGTCGAATTGGTTGATCCGAAAACCCAGCAACACGGCTGTCTATACGAATAATTCCAGACATTACATTTATCCTTAGCGCCGTTTGCGTTCTAACTTGGTTTGGCATTCAATGCAGAATTTCACGCCACCTAAAGCACGGCGGCGCTCTGGTATTTCTTCACCACATTCAACACATTCTTTTTCAGATTCGCCTTCAAAACGGCATCGGTTTGCAATTTCTTGCTGCAATAAATAATCAGCACTTTCTTGTGCCTTATCGATTAAGTCAGTCATCTATACGCTCAACTGTAATTTCACCTGTTTCTCTATCACCCTTCACACGCTGGTGATCGAGTGATGTGTACTGATCAGCTTGCACTACAACTTTGTCGTTGATTGCGGGCTGTTCCGTTGCTGAGCCGTCAGGTTCATAGCCATTACCTGTGTTGTTGTCGAATGGACCACCGAAACCGATAACGTTAGGTGTATAACCCACAAGCTGAATATCTACAGTTGAGATAGAAAGATTGATTGCTTCGCTTGGGACTGGTGATGGAAAAAGTTCATTTTCAAAAACAGTGAATGTTGAATTAACAACATGATCATTCCATTGCTGAAATGGCACATTAAAACGGCGGTTATCGCTGCTAGACATGTATGCGCAAAACTGCCCAATGACTGAACGCAGATCATTAGGATTGGTGGCAAAGAAAGCGATTTGAGCACGTACAGTTGTTGGCACCAGACGAACCTTCACCCGTTTCTCTTCAATGACCGTTTCAATAAAATCAGGCACTGGTAGTAATTGATTTACATCAGGGGGTTGGTCAGTTAACGCTGTTGCAGTAAGCATTACAGGTAAAATCACTTTGGATTCTTCCTCATGCTTCTGGCTTTTTCTATATTCAGAAAGCATTGCTTCTGAATCGTCCATCATCCGTGACGGACATGCTTTTATAGCGTTACCAATGGCTCTCAACTTCCAGTCAGCCGTTAATTGGGTCTCAGGCATATACCAAGCACGAAAATTGACAAGCTGCTTATACCAAGCGTTTTGGATGCATTTAAGCGAATCGTTGGGGTAATTCATTATTACCCCCATACACTAAAGATACTGCCAAAAGACTTTTTCGGCTTTTTAGCTTTTTCTTTTACACTTGGCTGATCCATGGATTGCAGAATTTGTTCAGCATGTTGTTGAACTGAATCAAAGCTCTTCACCGGATTTACCAAACCCGTATAGAGTTCTTTTTTGCGTTCTTCTCTAAGTTGTTGCAGGCGTTTCTGTTTATCAACTTTTTCTGAGAGTTCACCTACTAAGCCTTGAGCATTTCCTAACTCATTTAAAAGTTGAAGTTGGCTATTGATATTGTCGTAGGTCTGTAAGATTTGATCTTCAAGTAATTGGGCAATAATAATTTCAGGTTGTGATAACTGTGAAATATCTGTTGCGCTATCAAAGCAAGAAACAATACCTTCTGGCTCTTCAGGAACAAATAAACCATCAAATAACTGACCATCACCAACATTACTTGCATAATTTGGTTGCGCAACGAAATCAAAACCAAAAAAACCTGTTGGTATTAAACGGCCACCGACATTCTTGTAATTGACTGAAGTGCTAAAACCACCCGCTTGGGCTTTATAATCTTGTAATGCTATCTCACCAGGTTCGTTATCATAAAACTCTTCTCGGTGCTCAACTGTTCCATCCTTTGAAGCACGTAATTCAATTGTTTTAAACGCCCGTGAAAGATATACAACTTTACCTTTTATGATCACCGTTTCAGGCGGCACCATACCATAGCGCTGTCGAATTTGATGACCGTAAAATCCTTGTAATGAATTAGTAGCAACCATTTCTTGTACATGGTCACTGTTGATCAAGTTGACCATTGCATCAACATCGACATTACTTCGATCAACACCGGTATATTTACGGCATCGGTAATGTAAGTTGTAAGATAGAACTTTTGTCTTTCTATTTTTGCTAGCCATAAAAAAGCCCCAATGCTGTGATTGAGGCTATTGTTTCAGTTGTTCTACAGTTGAAATTTAATCAGTTCCAAATCAAATCTTTTGATCAAACTCAATCAATTCCAATAGCTTGTCATGCTGTTTATCTTCAATGGTTGCATCAAAGATGTATCCACTTTTAAGTGAGATAAAAACGTCATAAAAGCTTTCACTAACCATGCCGCCTCTATGTTCACTTTGGGAGACTTGCAAACAATCCATTTGAGATAAGTCAATTAATTGAGAGCAACCACGCTTTCGACAAAAAATACTTAAACGCATACATCACCCCATTACTTAACAAGTGTGCCTTCAACACCACGAGCACGGCGTTCAGCTGTACGCTTATTAAATTCTTCTAGCGCACTTTCCATATAAATAATGGCTTGTTTGTTGAACTCACTCGGAAATTTTTCATCCAAGGTTTTAGTACGGTGAATAAGTACTTTTAACAATGCTTCACTGGTAACCCCATTCACACCATGTTCTGGAATTGGGCCATCCTGAAAATGAATACTGATTTCAAAATCTTTTGCATTTTGGTTTTCAGGATTTGCTGAAATCTTATAGTAATGGCCCTGAGCATATTCCGTGATGCCTTCAACCACTTCCCCTTTAATAACTTTATCAATTTCTTGTGGTTCTAATTCATGGCTTGCATATCCTAAGAAATGATCAATTAATAAGTTTTCTCCCTGACCATTGATAGGTTCTGCGATTCCTACTAAAACATTGTCTTGAGCTTGTTGCATATAAAAAAGTCCTGAACTAATGAACAGGACTATGAAATCATTTTGTATTTGAGCGCTAACTCAACAGTTCCAATTGAATTAAAGGAAGTTATAGACTGCATAAGGCTTAGCTGCTATTGCCGCTGCAAAGCTTGTAGTGCCTAAATCTCTATCAAACGCCATTGAGTGAACTTTAACGACAATATTTGCTGGTACTAAACGCCGTAATATCGGTGACAGCTCTACCACTTCATTTGCATCAACTGTTTTATCTAAAACAATCCTAATCCGACTTGTTAAGAAGTAATTTGGCTTTTCAAAATCAGACAAATAGGCTGGATATTCTTTTAGCTTTTCCAAGCTGTGCCATAGCCGGATAATCTGAAAATGATCTTTCCCCCACAACATTCGTAAAACAAACTCTAAAAACGCTAATCCTCTTTTATTACCCATGCTGCTCCAATTGGCATAGATAATTCGCATTAACGTGTCAGAGGTGTTATTTCGGCGTAATACAACAAGTCCGTTTTGTTTAGAGAACCGTTCTACAACTGTTTTACTACCGATATGAGGACAACCGTAATCCAATAAATCTTGAATGGACTGCTCAAAGTTTTGTGCAAATACTTGTTTAAATGCTTTAGCAAGTGCGGTTTGCAAGCCCGTACTCACATAGTGTTCATCGATAGGCCGAGTAAAGCTTATAGGGTCCATGTAGCCCCCGAAATATCAGCGGTGCGTTCCAACTCAACAGTAATGCTGTCTTTTGTCACATACACCCACTCATTAGGCTTATTCAACTCATTTGAAAGCATAATGGTAAAGTCACTCATCCGGTCTTGGAAAGCCACAATATTGTCATTAATCAGCTTCCCCATTTCTTGCGTATTAAAGCCATTAACCAGCCAACGACTTGAGCTCAATGATTCACGCCCGTATCGTTCTACAAGTAATTCTTTGATCTGTGTCTTAACCATATCTGTGTTATGTACAGAAGCCAAAGAGCCTTTAATTTTTACTTCAATTGGCTTTTCTACAACTTCATGTACATTCACTTTACCTTCATACAAGTTATCGCAATAACCAATATACCGACAGATATCTTGTTCTAACGTTGCTTGTTCAGCTGGGTTCTTGGCAACCACCACAAGGTTTAAATGATTAATGTCGCGGTATGTAATGGCAAAGTGTTGCTCTTGCAAAGTTTCATTCCAAACAGAAATAAACTGTGCCCGTTTCATGAATTTTTTACGGACCGCATAGTCAAAGTTGCCCAGAAATACAGCATCTTCATCGTAAAGCGATGGATAGCTTGATAATAAACGTAATTCAGATACAGCTAACGGATCTACGCCCTCTCTAATCACTCCACCAGCTTTAAAACGCACTGATATGCGTTGTTCATCATTAGAAAGTACGTCAAGTAAAGCAGCATCTTTTAAACGATTGACATCAACTTCCCCGTATGTCTCAAGAATTCCAATTATTACCGTTTCATTGGCTTGCAGAGTACGACCAGCTCTCTCAGAATCGCCAAACTCAATAAACAATCTTCTTAGATTATCTGTAGTAACTGTTACAGCATATTCACCTGGTTCAACATTCATCCAGCGCGGCTTAATTACATAGTTATTATTGCCCTGCTTAATCGAAATATTTGCAAGTGAAAGGTCCTCTAAAAGGTCTATTCGATATTTATGGAACCCTTCAGTAACTGGTACTACATATTTAATTTCACGGTATTCACTTTGTTCGGCTATTACTTCCGCCGTCTCACCAGCTTTAACAGTAATGGATTGAAGCAACCGCCACACTCTACCGCCGCTATGGTCCTCAATCATTCGCCCTTGACTTAAGCTCACAGCATTTGTTGACCGGTTAATGATTTCAATTAAGTGCTGACACGGCGTACCTATAGGCAAAATGCCTTTATTTGTAGCATCCGCAATAATTGAGCGGTCACGTGTTTTGGTAAATGGTTCAATTGAAGCAATATCGATTTCTGGACCAAATGCAGTCAAAAAACTAGCCATAGAACGCAGCTGGTGAACGACAAGTGGATCTTGAGCTTTATAGCGTTCCTGAATCTCATAATCATCTATCGCTGCTTGGAGCTGGGCTTCAAAATCAGCTTGCGTTAATGTCATATGTCTCACCTGTTACTGATTTACCCAATCGGTCTGCTACTTGGTTAAGATCTATATTCACATTCATGATGCTTAAATGAATATGAACCGTCTCAAATCCTTCGGTTTGTGAATACAGGGCTAATTGGTCAGAGTTAAGCTCAGATAATATTGGTAGATCCTTTTTCATCTTAATAAGAAAACTATCTGCCACCCTCGAGTCTAAAGGTGCCATTAGCAAATCATAAAGAGGTGCACCAAAATCAGAACCATACTTCCCATTGACCGGATGATTAAGCCAGTACTCAACCATGTCTAAAATTGTTTTAGATGTGATCATTAAGAAGTTGCTCTATTACTGAAAATCATCAAAAGCTTTACTAGTATTGCAGTGCCGATCTGGTAAGTTGAAAAAATGGTGAAATAGATTATGAATATCCATAATGAAACGCTTAATGCATCAAAATATGAAGCAACGTTATAGATTCGCCAATCAACAAGAATAATAGTGATCAATACACATGCCATACTTATGAAATACATATATCTGATTTCTTTAAATAAGAGGCTTATAGGCACATGACGGAATTGTTTAATATACGCAGCTTTATTCTTGCTATTCCATCCTGTAACAACGGAAAGATAAGCTAAAAATGCAAGAATTAAGACAATATCAATACCGATTTGAATTTGCATAAAAAACACCCTTAATACAGTTCTTATTAAGGGTATTGCTTTTGTATATATGTAAGCGTGAATGGTTCCATATTTGAAAATAGGAAAAGCATGGATTATTATATATACAAAGCCCGCTCCACTTATGACACGAGAACGTATAGGGTCATAAGTGTAGGTTAGAAGATGTCGCAACCCATCTCTAACTACCGGGCTTTTTTTAATGCACTTCAAAAGCTGTAAGCAGCCATGCATTACTACCTTCTCGCTTAATCAATGACGCTTCATGCGAATTAAATACAATATTTATTCTTGTAGATAATCCACGTTCTGTACGCCGTTGTGTACTACCTTGAGCGATTGTTTGCACAATAGTATCCACAAGCATATGCACAACTTCATCATATGTCATGCCATCACTTTCCATACGGCGCTTGATAATATGCTTAATGCCCTGTTTATCACTGCCATACTCAAAATCCACCCAGCCTAGATCATTACGATACATAGCTCTATGCACTGTGGTTTTTTCCATAATGGCTTTGTTCATTGCAGCTTTACCACGTGTGATATTTGCTGTAACTGATTTGATTGGACTCGCACTATCAAATTCAGGCTTTCCCAGTTCGGATTGACCAGCCTCCGAACTTATACCAAGTTGTTGCTTAGCATGTTCAATTTGTTCCTTCAGTTGGTCACGCTGAGCGGTTTGTTTTGCTAAATCTTCATCTAGCTTTTGTTCTTGTTCTTGTACTTCTTTAATTTTCTGATCTACAGAAGTACGGCGCGGCGGCAAACTGACTTTATCCCGTTTATTTTGTTCTTGAATCTTTGATTGTGCTTCACGGATAAGTTTAGCTACACAACTCACGGCGTTTTCAAATGTTGGCTTATAGTCATCACTAAAATCGCCTGATAACACAATTACTTTGTCGTTCAGTTCGGCCTTGACCACATCTGCTAAAGCTCGAACATAAAGTGTGAGCGTAGCGCCACCTGAAAAGAAAAATGCAACTGGTAAAACGCTAACACCAGCAACACGCTTAATTTTGCGAAATTCTGGTGTAACAATCGTTTGGCCTGTTGCTTTTTCTAATGCCGATTGAATCTTTTTAATGTATGGAGTGGAAGCTGTAACAGCTGCAAGATTAAGACTGCCCATGAAAAATAACCTCATATCAATGAGGCTATTTTGATATTGCTAAAACCTAAATAATGATAAAGGTTCCATCCAAGTTTCAAAGCATTGCACTTAATTAAAAATATACTACACATATCATCTAATTAAATGATACAACTGAATGATAGGCCACAAAGAATGGCTGAAACATCATTAATTTATTTACACGGAATTTTTAAATGTATTTTGTTTATGAAGGTCAAAAGATCACCCTTGACCCAAATAAGATTCAACAATTTGGCAATAACTTAGTTTATGCAGACACACTACTGTGCAATACAAATGAATTAATTGTTAGTAAACATAATGGTCAAGAAATCTCAATTTCTACTAAAAAATTTACACCCTTTTTTAATGCTACTTTTCCTCAAATGAATGTTCAAATCCAGTGGCTGAATATTCAAAAGACTGCTGAGTTAAACACGTTAATCGATATCGATAATTCTCTAGTTAATAACAAAAACGATAAGATTCCATTGACACTAGCTCAACAGAAAGTTCTCAATGTAAAAAATCCAAAAACTTTTGATTCTCGCTATGAAAGAGAATTAATTATTAAAAATCTCTCTAGAGCAATTCAAGATTTTGTGAAATGAAAAAAGCCAGCTAATAGCTGGCTTTTTATTAGGGGAGTCCTATTTAGACATCTTTATATTTTGATAAGCCCTTATCGATTCACAGGTTCGAAAGGAAAGCGTTTTAAAACCTTCCCAAGTTCAAGCACCTCATCTTTATGAAGAAAATCCCACAATTGATTAAAGCGTTCACGCAATTGCACAACATTAACTGGTGTGTGGTGTAGTGAATATTGCTGTACAGAAACTGCTCCGCTTTCTTGAATCGATATCCAAAAGTTTTTAGGTCCTTTTGGAGATTGATACTTTAGCTCCTCACCTAATTGCTGTGCAATGTCATAAGCAAGAGGGTTTTCTAATGCTGGATAACGAGCAGCGAGATTATCTACAAACTTTTCTAAACGTTTAAGTGTATCTGTTTCAGCTGGAACTAGCTCTTGTAACGGCAAGAGCTCAAGATACTGCTTCGCCTCATCAAAATGGATTGAAAGCAATTGGCTATATTTAGCAATTCCAAAGTGGCGATTATGACGAATCCACATTGAAGCTCTTAAGCTTCGATCCCTCCCTGCACGGCGATCAACTATCTCGTGCAGTGCATTTTGTTGTTCTGGAGAAATGGTTAAGCGTTGGTTTATTGCTTGCCCTTTAGTCCAGTATTCCCACAGCACATCGTCGCACTCTTGCTGGTACATGATCACAGTATCTCGAATTTCGGGATTAACCTTGTTTGGACTTATAGTCATTAACCATCCAAAAAGCTTACGAACAGGTAAACAAACCATATTGTACTGTTTACCATCTTTTCCAGTTGTCACTATTTCAGTGATAACTGAACTAAATCTTTGTTTTAACTTTTCATATTGTGATTGCCATGTGAGGCCCATTCCTTCAACAATTGGGCGCATGGCAGTAAATGGCTGATTGTTGAATTCAATAATTACTAAATCAGCACTATGAAAAGGTACATTAATTTGTGTTAAAGTACGCATGTTGTTGCTCCTATGCAATGACAGGCCTCGTTTTCTTTCCACGGACTGCGAGGCTTTTTTGTGGTTAAAAATTTACATATTGTTCTTCTGTTAGATTACTTAATAAATTAAAAAAAGTAGGTCGAGTTTCCTTAGTTAATTTCTGTCTAGGAAATTCACTTAATATTTTGACTGCTTCCACAGGATCTAACTGTGAAGTAAATGGAACTGATAATTGAATAAATGATGTTTTATCTGTTTCCAAAGCTGTATCCAGCACATCTTTTACTTCATTGTAGCGCGGCTTCCTTTGCGCGGTTAGGAAAAGTCCATCAAAAATAATATAAATCTCGTTTAATCCTGGTAATTGGACTTTCGCAATTGCTCCCATGAGGGGCAAATTAGTTTCAGGCCCGTCATCTCTACTAAACCCATCAGTAGGTGTACGATAAGTCGCAAATAAGATTACTTCTTGACAATTAGGTAGCTTCAAATAGTCGAGCAAATTAAGACAATTTCTCGTGGTATTACTTTCGTGATATCTGTGAGCAATTATTAAATCTTCATTATTGTAGAGCGAGGCAAGATAATTCGCATAGGGTAAATATCTTTGGCAAGATTTGGTTATGTAATCTGATCTAGAGGAGAAAAGATTTGAGTTATGTACTTTATCTTTTAGAAAGTCATCAATTTTTCGTGTTAAAGATATGGGAATTGTAACGTTAATCTTTTCAGTCTTTTCCGCATAGATTGATGTATCAATTGTTATGACATGAAAAAAAACATCTTTATCACGTTTTTTAAATGTTACTGAATTAATTTCAGTCGGCTCAGGAATATCAAGACCTTGGTCACTTAGAAAATCAAAATACTCAAGCGTCTTCTCATATACCTTCCTAATCACCTCGTCATAACTGGAACCAGTAGCATTAATATTCGGTTTATCAAAAAGTGCAGCCTCATAAATATCTTTTTTAAAGAAAGACTTAGATTCTGTAATCTTTACAGCAACTGTATAGTTTTTCACCAAGAACTCCTTTTGAATGATATTTCAGATTTTTAGACACCTTTTTTAATAATAGTTCTAAAAAAAATATTGTCAACAAATTTAAAATCAAATAGTTATTAATAAAAATTCAACTTATTGAAATTATTAATTTTAAATTTATAACCCCAAGATTCCAAAATTAAAGATTTATAGAGTTACAACTCTATACTGTGATTTTATTTGCTTCACTTACGTTAAGTTAAGTTAAGTTAAGTTAAGTTAAGTTAAGTTAAGAATAGATCAAGTTATATGAAAAAAAATGCCGTGATAACTATCACGGCGGTTTTTCTTGATCATATTGGAAAAATCACAAACCCTTACATGGATTATTTAGAGGTGTCACAGTAGCAACACTACTTGCACTTCCACCCAATTGTTTATACTTGGCAAAGCTTTGATTTAGAGTTTTTTGCCCATACTCGATCCGTTGAGCAGCTGCATAACGCCTATCTAAACGAGTGACACCGCTAAAACTTTGTAACCTATCTTCTTCTTTTAAAACGTCTTGTGCAACTTTAATACTATTTCGTGCACTAACAACATTAGAGGATTCTATAAATAGCTTATAATTATTAGTACTTTTGCATAGATTAATTTTTTGTCTATTTTCCCGCTTCTTAGCATCAATTAAACGGGCTTGTTCCTCCCTCTCCGCATCGGCTCGATCTCTTGCTTGTTTTGCTAAACGGATTTCTTCTTCCCATTCCTCTTTTTCCCGTTCTTTAGCATTCTTTTTATTAATTGCTTCAATATATTCAGCCTCTCTTAACTCACTAACTTTATTTAAGTACTTGTCATAAGCCATCATAAATTTTTCACCACAACTATTGGCAATAAAACGATGGCGCATTTGAAAAGTTTTTACTAGATTGTTTTTGCTATTTTCATCTAATTCAGGATTATTGATTCTAGCAATGTCAACTAAATCATAATAAATGTCCACATTTACATCTGAAGAACTATATATTCCTTGCTTATATATCAAATTATTAAAAATTGAATCTGAATAGGCATCAGGATTTGGCGTTCCCTGTAAGGCTGCAATTTTATATTGTGTATCTAATATTACATTGCCAGTTGTCCTTTTATAGAACTTACAACTTTGCTTAGAATCTAAACCATATTTTTCTCGTAAAAGAACATAAAGTTCGTCCATGCCACCATAAGACACTTCAGGGTTTGTACTTAATAAATCACAACTAAAAATACAAAGTTCACTAACTACCTTTGTCGAATTAATATTTTCACTGTTGGTAGCAATTATTTGTTTATTCAGAATATCATTAACACTTGTAGCAGCTTGAACATAACTTGAAAAAGCTGCCGTAACTAAGAAAGATAATTTTAATAATTTTAAAGTCATATATATCCCAAAACTAAACGTCTAATTTCCCCATTCCAATGCCGCCAGTTAGAGCATGAGCAAGGAAACGATCACTAACATTCTGCCCGATGTTACCATTATTCTGATTTACAACAACAACTTCCTGTGGGTTAGGAGTATTTAAAGGTTGCTTAAACGGCGTGACATTAGTTAATAATCTATTTTGATTATTTAATGAAGGTTTTGCTTTTGTAGTAGCTTGGGGAACGATAGCTTTTTGGGTGCTTAAAACACTAGCAACTTTAGCTCTTGTATTTTCCACAATATGACTTGATTTCAAATCTGATACAGCTGGGGTATTTTCTTTAGGTAGATTAGTTTTCTGTTCCTGAACGGTTTTATCAATGTTAGCTCTGTATTTATATTCCTTTTCTAAATGCGGTCTATAATCAAATGACTTCCCATTGCGAAGCTTTGTTTGCCCATACGCCCATCTTACATATTTTGTGCCGAGAACTCGGGCAATATCTTCTTTTGATGCATTTGGGTTTTTCTGCATATAAGCTTTAACTGAAGCATATTCTGGATTCGTTTCGATTTCATGCTTCATAAATGCACCTTGTGCATCTAAAGCTGCTTGGCTCCGTACCATATTACCGTTTGCATCAAGTAATCCCCTTTCCTTCATATATGCCGTAAGCCGGTCTTTACGAGCTCCTTGCCAAGAAATCATTCCCATATTTATTCCACCAGCTTTATCTTGATGTTTACCAAACAAGTATTCATCTCGATAATCATTTTCTCGACCAACGGAAGCAGTTAAACCAGCAGCCCAATTATCATTAAAACCTGCTTTCTTCATAGCATTGTAAACTGCAAGTTGCTTTTCCTTAGTTTTTTCACCAATTGGAGAAATAGTTGATCCATAAGCAGGTACATTTTTATTTGCTCCAAAACCCGGCTTATAAACTCCTTGCCCAATGCCCCATGTGGGAACGCCGTCATGAAATGGATTAAAGCGATTAAATTTATCCTTAATGAAATCTAAGGTATCACTAGCAGTATCTTTAACACCGTCTACAACTTTTGATGCTGTACCTTTTGTCAGTTCAAAAGCATTGGTTGCATAGTTAACAAACCCTTTCCAAGCAGTATTAATAATACCTGGTACATCTGCAGCAATTAATGAATCTGTCCACTCTTTAAAATACGGCGCAACTACGGTACCTAGCTTATTCCCAATCCAAGAACCAGCCATACCACCAATTAATGTTCCAACTGGACCAAATAAAGACCCGACAGTACCACCAATTACTCCACCCGCAAGACTACCAACAGTACCGCCTTTTTCTTGTGTGCTTTGTTCATTCCAATCTAATAATGATGCACCAGCAGCCAATGCACCTATTACGGGTAGACCACGGCCAAACTTAAGAAATTTACCTAAGCCCTTTCCTAATTTCCCTACACCTTTCTTTCCTTTGCCTAGAGCACCACCTAGAAGCCCACCACCAGCAGATAACACGGAAGTAAGCAATTTCCCTAGAGAACCTAACAAACCACCCTTAGACGCCAAATTATCGGCAATACGCTGCAATAACTTTATTTGTTTGCGGTTATGGTTCTCTTGTTCACGAGGTAATGGCTCATTTCTCTTTTTACTACGCATCAATCCAGTTAATGGCCGCAAAGCTAATCCTGCTGCACGGCGTACAGGTGAAAGTAAATGACCAACTTCATTGATTGCGTCAACTGTAGGATCTACACCTTGTGTTGAGTTCGGCATTACTCCTTTAATCGCCGTAGATATCGTTTGGGCAACTTTACGAATTGATGATTGGTTTTGGGGTTCATTAGGGTTTGATACAAAACGGCCTTTTTCGTCACGCTCTGGTACACTAGGATTTACAATTTTTGATAAGTCATCATGACTATTAATTTCTATAGCTGGTTTTAAACTCTTAGGTTGGTTAATTTGTTTCTTTTCTACAGTCTTAAGGTCATCAACTGATTGCTCCAATACACCTGCAAAGTCTTTGACAAGCTTGTCTGCAACAACAAATGCTTGAGTGATTGGATTTGCTTTTTCTTTTAATAAATCTTCAAAATCTAAAGTTTGTCTATTATTGACAGCATTAAGCATCTTTTGAAATTCAGTCAGTTTAGGCTGAGGCTGTGCGAGCTGTACTTTTTGCTCTTCAAAGCTTTGAGTAAGAATATCTATGATCTTCTCAATATTTGAATCAATCGTACTTACTTTTTTTTCAACTCGTTTCATACCAATAATGAAACCAAGTTCATCATAAGATAAAACTGGATTATTGTGATTTGAATCTGTCATAACAAAAATGCCCCATACTGATATAGGGCATTTTGAATCATAATTATTTTTGAATTTTTAAGTGTTCCAACCAAAAATTTAATTAAAACTTAATCTTTAGAAAATAATTATTATGATCCAAAACATCTAATTCAATTTGGTATCCTAGATCGATTAGGGACTGTTGTAACTCATTGACTACTGCCATTGTAGCTCTTGATTTTGATAAGGTGAAAGTCATTTCTTTCTGTCCTTTTGCGGCAAGAGAAGTAATAAATACACCTACTTCTTGTTTCAATTCCTCAAGTGTAGATGGCTGTGCAGATTCTGAGATTTTAGCTGCTTCTGCTGCTGAAATAAGGGTCATAACTTAATACTCTATTTAATTAATGATTTTAAGCACTTTGTAAAATATAAATGCCACATGCATTATAATTAATAGAAAGATAATAATTTCAATGGTGTAAAGTTTTATATAAAATCTATTCATTTTTATCATCTGGCTCTACTTCACCTGCTTCAATTAGCGCTAACTTACGCATAAACGCCTCTTCTTTTTTCTTCTTCATATTAGCTTTAGCGATTGCCATTCTTTCTTCAGCACCCGAAATAACAGAACTACGCCGTGCTTGTACTTCAGACTGGTCTTTAAGATCATCTACATCTAAGCCCCAGAACAGCGCTTCAGTCTTAGCAATGTTAGAAATACTAATACTTTGCTTAACGTTTAAATCTACAACCTGACTAATTAAGCCCATCTTGAACTTGACTAATGCTAATTGTTCCTCAGTTGGATTATTTAAATTCAGTACTTCATCTCTAATATGAATAACACTATCGATAGTGTCTGTAATTAACTCTCCAAGCTTATGAGCTCTTATACGGTTGTTTTTGACAACCAAAGCTGACTTTAGATAGTTCTCGTTGACTGTAGAACGGCCACCGTTGTTATGACCACTATTTTTTGAGTTTTGACTATTAAATTCAGCAATATTTGACGTTTTTTTGACAGAATTTTGACTATTACTTTTTTCAGTTTTTTCAGTATCTTGTGTATCTTCTTGACCATTGTTTTTTTTGGTCAATTTTTTAATCTCTTTATTAAGCTCCTGAGCTGTCTTTTTGACTAGAGATTTAGCTTTCTTTTTCCATTTCTCCGCAAGTGCTTTACGGCGTACAACGGATGGCGAAGGCATCTCACAACCGAGTTCTTCGCCAACCTGATCAACTAAACCTTGCCACGTAATCTTAGGAGAAGATTCATAGACTTCTTTTAGCCGGTTCCAAATTTCTTCCGAGTATTCAATCTTGCGAGCCATTAAAGTCTATCCCTTATTCAGTAAATAGACCTATTTGTTTTACTTCAGCTATAGCTTGTTGCTGTAAAGAAGCCTTGCTAAAACGTTTTTTATTTTGGATCAGATCAATTAGAGCTTTTTGCTGTAAATCGTTCTCTTCGCGTTGGAATACATCATCGATAGCCATTTCTAAGTTACGGATTTGTTTCGCACGATTTTGTTCACACTCACGCACTATACGCATGAGGGTGTGAAGTTCAGGTAAAACCTTTTCTTGGATAGACTGTTCTTGAGATAAACATGCTTGAATAAGCCCCTTTGAGGCTTCAAGTAACTCAACCGTTAAGGCTTTAGGGAAAGAAGTAATATGCTGTGCCGCAGCCATACTCAATTGAAATGCCATAGCTTGAGTATATTCACTCATCATTTCACCAAGACTGTTAAACAGAATACCTGCTACAGAAGCTGTTTTATCTAGTTCCGGTTCAATCGTAAAACCAAGAATCCAGTCAGCTGAAACACCATATTTTTGACATAGCAAAGAAAGTAATTCTGCATCTGGCATTAACTTACCATTTTCGATTTCACTCATTCGATTTTTATGCGGTGTACCGAATATTTCTAATGCTACGTCTTCTTGACGTAATTGAGCCATGTCACGCGCCATTGCAAGTTTTCTTCCGATAAGTACTCGACGTTGCAAATCGCTCTTTTTCGCCATTTAAATGCTTCTCCCAGCTAACCAATCAAAATCTACAGTTTTTGACAACCAATCAGTTTCATCAGTAAAAACGCACGAAAGCCAGACACAACCCTCTTCACATGGTTCTGCCAGCTTAATTTGTTCACTTATGAAAATATTGTCGTCTTTGAATAACAAGCCATCACCTTTGACACTATCAATTAGTAGTTTTGGATAGTTATCAATATCAAATCGTGGATAAGTTTTAGCGCTGTAAGAACGAGTTTTAAGTGGTGGCTGAACAATTAACCGTATTTCACAAAGTTGATCGATAGCTTTTAACTTAAGTGCTCTAAACATAGGTCCATATTGTTTTTGAACCTTGTCCTTATACTTTTTAGCACCTACTGAAAGACTATTTCTTTGCTTTCCGTTCTGATCAATTGTAGCCCGCCAAATCTCGTTAGCGCTTAATCCATAAGGCAATTTGATTGTGATGTATTGCTTACCAAAAATGATAACACCACCTGTACTTCCCCTATACACACTATTTTCACCATCATTTTCTTTTTCTACATGGCACGGGAAAAACACATGTTTATTTGAGCTAGCTTTATGCTTTTTAACTTTGTCATTACCTGATGAAACACTGAAATCCTTAAAGAATTCCTGTCTTTTATTATTGGAGAAAAACTCGCTCCACTGACGGCGGTTACTTTTTTTAATCATAACGACCTCAAATCAAGCAAGTAAGATTTACATAAACTTGAAGCTCTTCTTGCATGACATAATCCTTAAAAACACTTAGTTCCAGAATTATTAACCGTTAGATTTATTTAGAAGTACCCTTGTTCCAATTCATTATTTTTGTTTGTAAAAAAATGCTCTCTTTTATATATGCAAAATATATTGATCCTCAAAAAAACATCGAGCTGGTCCTACTTACCAATGTGTCAGCACTTTTAGGATAGGGGCCCCTATCATTTCCTTCTTTTTAGTAATTTAATATCCAAACCCTTTTTACGTAGGATTTGCATCACACACCAAAATTTTAAAGGCCACATCTAGTTTCCCTTTATTATAAAATTATTACCTAGGGGTTGTTTAGAAATCTAAAACTTTTATAACTCTTACTCAGAAATTCTCTTTTTCATCAACCATAAATTACATAAAATATTATATTTATCCACAACTTAAATAAGCTTGATTCTTTAATTGATAAACTCACTAGAATAATATTTCTTAAAATAATAGGAGTATATTGACAGAAAAAAGCTAAAATATTACTCTCTAAAAGTTTTCTTCATAAAAAAGCATCAAAAAATGAAAACTATCATCGTAGCTTTTGTACTCTCAGCAATTTTGATCATTCTATCATTTTTATTTTACATGATTATAAAAACCCATTATAAGAAATAACAAAGAATTAAAAAAGCTCATTTTCGAACCAGAAATGAGCTTGTGAAATTCACATAAACCTGAAATACTAAGTATGGCTACTTAGCAATATTAAATTAAATGAATTTCTTTGAAGAATCAATATTTTTTTTAAAAAAGTATCTAAAAAAATTTAAAATTATTACAAATATTATAATTATAGCTTTTAGCAAAGTTAATTTCTTTGCTGCTACAAAAAAGTAAAAGTTCAAAAAGAATAAAACTTCTAAAATTAGTTAACGGGACTAAGAAAACTATTTTTTAAAAGTTGCTTTATAATGTTTGGAATTAAAATAATTTACAATCTCTTCCCCATTATTTTGATTTTTTTCTAAATTTAAGGTTAAAAAATCTAATTCCGATTCCAAATTTATAAACTCGGGAATATATTCTTTGATAGGAGGGGGTGGCTTAGGGCCCCCTTCAGTAATTTTTTGAATAAACCCAGCTAACCATAAAATGTATTCTTCTCTTAAATTATAAGAAGGAATCAAACTTACATCAATCTTTACCTTACAATCATTTTTACTTTTACTCAGTACTTCATTGAAATCAATAAAATTATATTTCAGCTTATATTCTGTACCCTTAATTTCTTTTCGAATCACCTTCATAAGAATATACATATTTTCTAAAACATCTTTAGAAAATAGTTTTTCATTTTTCATTTTTTTGTAAATAGTCTCAGCAAGAAAAAGATATTGTGGCATGTTACAAATTCCATTTCATAATTTCCTCTTATTCTATAATATAGAATTATTAAATTAATATTACAAGAATTTACTCAAAGTTTTTTATTTTAAATTTTGAAGTAATATCAAAATATTAAGATAGTAATTCCTAATAAAAAGGTCTATTTCTTTTTTAAGAAATAGACCTAGCGAAAAAAGCGCTCAAACCTAAAAATGGCTGATTTAGTATTAGCTGCCCTTATTCAAGTTGGTACTATTAAGTAATTTAGAAAATGCTCAATTAACCTCTCTCTTTAAATTTCTCTGCTTCCATCTAGTCCCTACATCTTATGAAATGGACCCCATATTGCATTCATATTCTTGAGCTGCTTCTCTTCGTAGTTAAGCCTTTTTCTGATTAGCTTGAACTTGGGTCGGGGTTAGCTTGTTTGGATTGTATTTTTTTGAGCGTTTTTTGCTGGTTGCTTTAGATTTCATTTGCACCCACCCCCTTTAGCTCTTAACTTTTCAGCAACTAAACGATCAGCTACACGCTTAACTCGATTCCAAACAAAGTTGTGATCAATTTCAGAACGACCTTGATAAATACGTTCAAGTTGAAATGCCGTAACTGAATAATCCACTTCTAAGGCCAGTAAATCCCAATCTTCATTAAAAGCTGTAGCGTAGGGGGTCAATTGGCTTTTCTGTGCCAAAATACGCAATTGGCGAGCATCTGGACCACGTTTTACAACTGGTTTTGGCTTAGATTTGATTAAACCAGTTGAAAGCGCCCATTCGACACAAGTTTCGCAACGACAACATAAACGCTTATACATAGGTCCGGTGCCGTGAGGCATATTGAGATCACGCCCTATAGACTCAACGTGTCGAATTTTATTACCAGGATGTTTCAGCCATTTCTTAACTGCTTTTTCTAATGCTTTTCGCTCCTTAGATTTAGCTGCTACGTTTGAGTAAGCAACTAATGCGTATTCAGATTTTTTCATATCAACAAATGCGTTCACTGTGCTTTACCTCCACCTATACGAGCATCATCCCAATCACATTCCACAATATCTAAGCCATCATGTTGAAATCTTGACCAAAGCCGGTCCCCAAGATCATCGCGAACCTCAGAAAGGCTTAGGTTTGAAATCACTACTGTTGGCTTCATCTCGTCATAACGAGTAAGTAGAACCTTATGAACACTCTCAAGCAGGTGAGGACGTTTTTCAGCACGGTCATGTAAGCCATATTCGTCAATAATTAATAAATCTTTGCCCACATAACGTTTTAGTGCTTCATCTTCGCTATCACCGCTACGGCGATAGGCACCCGCAATATCTTCAGCTAAGTCTGCAGACGTAATGTAAATAGCCTCCCAGTTTTTAATGATGATATTTTTCAGAATAGATGAACCTAGATGGGTTTTACCTGTTCCAGTACGACCAACAAGGAGTAAATTTCTAAAAACACCTGCATTGAAATCCATAGTGAACTTTTCACAAGTTTTACGAGCTTTGTCTTGTCCTTTGTGAGTTACTGCATAGTTGCTAAAGCCGCTATTTACATGTCTTTTAGGGATACCAGCTCGAGCCATTTTCAAATTTAAAATACGAATATTCTTATCGCTTTCATATTTTTCATTTGACTGCTTCATGATTTTTTCAACACAAGACTGACAAACGATTCGACCATGTACATTGATCATTTGTTCTTTGTGGATCTTACAGATCTGGTTTGTATGGGAAATTTTATATTCCAATTTTTGAGGCACTGCGTTCATATCAACTCACCCTTCACAGCTGTGTGAGCAACCGGTTCATATTTCTTTGGCGCGCCCCATTGATCATTTACATTGCGTGGTAACGATTGATGGTTTGACTGTTGACCGGTAGTCATTTCGGGTTTTTCGTTTAGGTACCAAGATGCTTTGAAGGCACCCCAAGGATTTTGTCTTTTCAAGCAATATTCGACGGCTTGCTGAAGTGTAATTCCTGCTTTTTGGGCTTCATTCAAAAGTGCGTCAAAAGCGTTTTCGGTGTTTTGAGCTTTCTTGGCTTTACGAACTTGTAAGAACTCAGCAGCGTCTTTCTCAGGTACACCATTTTTTTTCAAAGCACTCTTGAAACTAAATTTTGCTTGAGTCGATGAATCAACTTCGCCAACGGCGGAGTTGTTATTCCCTTCTGGATTCAGTGAATCAGGATTCAGATTAAGGGAATCAGGATTCAGATTAAAGGAATCAGGAATCAGGGCGTTTTGGTCTGAGATAGAAACAGTTTTAGAACCGTTATCCAACTGTTCTTGAGTGTTCACACTACTGTTTGCTTGATTCGATTCGTTATCTTGATAACTGTTTTCAATATCAGAACCAGTATTTTGAGGGGCAAACGGACCTGTTTTATCGTAAAAATGCTTTAAATCAGCTTTATTTAACTGAATTGCCTTTCCAATAATTGTTTTGTTTTTTGGATTACGTTGATAGACAGTGTAGATGCCATTTCTGTCAGGTAGTTCACTATCTTTCTCAAGACCATGAGGGTTTTGATGTTTAACAAAGTTAACGATATGGATAACATCAATACCATCAGCGTTATATAACTCGATAAAACCAAACTTAGAAATGTTCTCTAACTGTTCTGCAACGTTTATATCGTCTGCAGGAAATAAAGACATTTTGATTTTCTTAGGTCGATTTTCGAGTCGGCCTTCGCGATCTGCTAAAGTCCAAAGCCCTATAAATAGCAATCGTGCTTCATAAGGTAATTCAATAATGTCTTCATTCATAAAGAATGAGGGCTTAATATTTCTAGATCTTGCCATTTCTTAAGCTGCCTCATATAAGTGTTCATGTGCAAAATTTGCACGTACTAAAGCTTCAGAGAATTGAGGAGGTACAGAATTACCTACCATTCTTCCCTGTTCTGTCTTAGTTAATTTGATAGTTTTTCCATGTTCATCGATCCCATGATCAATGATGTAAGTAGGTTCAAAACCTTGTGCAGTGAATAGTTCTCTTGGCTGAAGCATACGGAAGCCAATATCAACAATTTGGTGCAGCTCACCTTTAACCATTACAAGGCCAAAACGATCACGTGTTGGTATCGTACGAAGTGGCTCATGAATGCTATTTCCGTCTTTCTCACTACCGTAGAAGGCAGTTAAAAATGCTTGTACCAATGCAAAATGACCCGCACTTGTAGTAATGGTGTGTAATGGTTCATCTACTGGTTGACCAATGTTGTTATTACGCAGTTTCACCAGGTTGCTGACGACTAAACTGTTATGATCTTTTGCAGTAATCGTATGAAGTGGTTCACGAATATCACTACCAACTACACCCGTATAATGCTTAGCAATGAACGCAGTAACTAACGCATGATGCCCACCTTTCACCCCTGCGCAAATTGTGCGTAAAGGTTCATCAATAGGCATACATCTTGGGCTAGATGCATTTGCACACTCAGTAAGTACTGGGGCAACGCTTTTAACCTTATCCATTGGAACAATAAATGGTTCTGGATTATTGATCACATAACGGACTAAACCATTTGCTATACGGCGACAAGTTGCCTCAACTAGAGGTTTCTTACGAGTAAAAATACTTGGGCAAGGAATTGACCAATCTATGCATTCTGCAGTGATTCGCCATGGTTTTAATTTCCCAGTTTTAACTGCTTTGCTATCTGGTGCAGCATGCGTAGGCTTGGGCCAAACTATAGGAAAGTTGTCACGGCGAGCAACTAGAAAAAACCGTCTTCTTAGAGTTGGAGATCCGTAATCCCGAGCACTCATTACTCGCCATTCAACTTTATAACCTTGATGACGTAATGCATTAACAAAGCACCTGAATGTTTCACCTTTGTGCTTTTTACTCGGGAATCCATCTTTTCCTAGTCTGCCCCAAGTTTTGAACTCTTCAACGTTCTCGAGCATGATTATACGTGGTCGTGTAAAGTCAGCCCATCTAAGAGCAATCCAAGCTAAACCACGTATTTTCTTTTCAACCGGTTTTCCACCTTTTGCTTTAGAAAAGTGTTTGCAATCTGGACTAAGCCAAACCAGTCCTACAGGCTGATTGTTAGTAACTTTTACAGGGTCAACATCCCAAACATCCTCACAAAAATGACGAGTATTTGGATGATTAGCACGATGCATTGCAATTGCTTTAGGATCGTGGTTAATAGCAATATCAACGGGACGGCCAAAGGCTTTTTCTAAGCCAGTAGATGTTCCCCCCCCACCTGCAAAATTATCAACAATCAATTCATGAGGTAATAAGTTAAGGTTGAGGCACATATTCATAATGCACCACCATTAACTTTTTTAAGCGTTAGTAAAACAGTGAATAATTGACCTGCAGAATATTTAAATGTCTTAACTTCAGTGCACTCAACTAAAAAGCGATGTTCACCAAAATTAACCCTACTTCCTGGTCTATCAAGTGTATAACGGCTCCAACCTTCAGGAATCGGATCACAGGAAAAATGACCGTAGAATTTTTCAGGTCCACATTTAATGCTACAAAGGGGTTCAGCTACCCAAAAAACTTGATTGAGAAATTTTTTTCTCGCACGAAATTGATTGTTTTCCCCTTCCTTAATTCGCATATTTACCGCTATTTCGCATAATTCCCTATCGCGGATATTTTTAGCTTGGTTGCGGTCAACGATGAGTTTATTTTTCATATCGCTCACCCATCCAATCCAATTAATTTCTTAAATTCAGAAATCACATCTACCAGCATTTTTTCGAGGTATACGTAATCAGGATTTAATTTGGATGGCCCACTTTCCCAAAGCCAGTCTTCACCAAATAGTTCACACATGATTGATCGGTCTTTAAAAGTGAGCTGGTCAAAGAAATTTGAAAAACATTCGAATTCAATTTCTTTAAGGTGTTCATAAAAATTTCTAAGATCTCTTTTGGAAATTGCGCCACTTGATCGACCATCTTTTAATTCAGATAGCTTATTGATAGCTATATATTCAATAACTTCATTACCATCCTCAACATCTACCCACTTTTCAATTTTAGGAAAAAGTTTATTAAGTAAATAAGGAGCATAGCATTGGGCAATGAACTCTTTAAAAGTTGGTTGACCAACATGAGAAAAGAAAGCGGAACCGGTAAAACTACTTAATACGACTGTTAGACGTCCACCGCCAGCACTATATAAATTATTTGGATCAACATAAGCTAAAGCCCAGTCTGACTTATATTCACCTATTTTTTTAAAGACGAACTTTTCCATTAAAAGTTCCCCAATGAAATTGTCTTCTCTATATACAATCTGGCTCATGAGGCGCCACCTTGGTTAACTTTATAAGACTTGCCATAGAGGACCGACTCAATAGTGCTAGTACTTACAGCAAATTCTTTTGCCAAATCTTTAACTTTTGAGCCTGATGCACGTTTTTTCCTAACGCTCTCTACTTGCCCTTGATTAAGTTTTGCATTTATATGTGATGCCCCCTGCTTATATCCACCATGCTGAACCCTATCATTTGCATTATCTTGTTTTGTGCCATAAGCTAGATTTTCGTAACGATTATCGGATGGAATCCCATTTAGATGGCGTACTTCTTGATTTTCTGGAACAGGCCCAATAAATGCATCTGCAACAAGTTGATGAACACCAATTGGTCTTGATTTGCCATTACCGATATATACAGAAACGGTGCGATATCCTTTTGAAGTGGTAAATTGCGATAGTTCTTTTGAGTATGAAAAATCAACTCTATTTAGCCCTTTGGCTAACCTACCCTTGCGACGGTGTGTAAAAACTTTCCCATCTGCAGTGACTGAGTAACTGTTAAACGATGGACATCTTTTCATTGATCAATCCTCCGAAAAGAAATACACCAAACCCAAGGGTTTTCATTCCAAGATTCTTTACCTTTTATTGCTTCCCAATGTTTTTGAAAGTTAAGAACTGGGTTATGAGAATTATTGCTTTGCATAGTTGAATCAGTTTTAGGTTTATCAAAACCTTCAGCCTTAGCATCTACATCACTAATTTCATGTAAACGCTCAACACGGATATCAACTATTTCAAGCAAAATACGTGATGCTTTACGAGGCATACGAGAAGATGGCTTCCATCTAACTGGATACCCCTTTCCCTTACAGTCGTAATAAGCAATTTCATTTGGGTTATCTGCTTTGTAGACAAATGACTCATGAGGAGTTCCACCTAAACTTCTAATTTTGGTGCCGTAAGTTTCTTGTACAAAAAGTTGATCACCTACCTTTCCGAAGGGACATACTTGATTGCTATCTACAAAATTTTTAATCGTACCTTTATATGTAGAATTAATACCGTAAGAGTGACCTTTCCAATTAAAACCAGAAGATTGACTAAGTGTAGGTTGTGGCTTAATAACTCGACGAGTTTGAGTTTTGTTGCCACTTAAAATGGCCCTAACCATTTCTGTATTAAATAAAATTGGTCGTACAGTCATGCTGCACCTTCCTGAGCTGGTTTATACAAGCTCACTTGTTCAGCATAATTCCAAGCACGTTCACAGATATTGTTAAAAGACGAGCGTCTTTCATCTAACCACTGCTTACGCCATTCTTTTTGTTCAGCTGGATCTTTAATTAAGTTGTAAGCTTTGAAAAAAGCTGTCCGGTCAAGGTAGGAACCTAATAAAACGCTATTAAAGCTATCTACTAAATCTTGTTTCTCTGCATCTCTAACTTGTATAAGTGTTTCTTCAAAATTTGTTCCAAATTTAGAGACAAACCACTCTTCATGTCCTCCGAAAAGAAAAAATGGAACATCTATATCATGCTGTATTCCCTTCGCAGAATATTGTCCATTTCCAAGTACACAAGTAACTAATGCAGCAATTTTTAAATTTGGTGCTTCAAATGTACATTTATCACTAAGGTTTATTAATTCAAAAATCATTGTTCAGTCCCAACCTCAAATCGTAAATCTAAGAAAGCTTGGTTCACTGGACCTACGTAACGTGACCAGCCAAAGTTTTCTTGCCAAAACCACCAATTGTTCTGCTCGTCACGCTTCCACGGCGTTCCCTCAGAATCAGTGTGATTGGTGCCTAACGGCCAAACCTTTTGTTCTGAAGTCATGAAATCTCCTTTTGTGCATTGAATGCACGATTTAGAAATTTCTCTTCATCGGTTTGAGTGTTTACGATTTGATGCGGGGCATCTTGATTAATAAGACAAGTTGAGCACTGTTCTTCTTTAAAATCAGTGCATTTGCCTGAGCAGGGATGATTTGCTAAATTACTCACGTTCATTCTTCCAAGGGTTTGAACAGCCATAGACCATTTCCTGTTGGCGCAGGGAGTGGTTTTTTATTTCCAGCTAAGTAGATCAAGCTGGACTGATTTATCACTAGCATTTGTATGCCGCGATTTTTCGGCCCGTAAAGGCACTAATTCGAAGGTATCTCTGGTATACCCGTTATCTTTTGACCCACAAAAAACATTTCTGAGAAACTGGTATTCGGATTCAGCTTCTGAGACTTTTCTAGTGCAAATGTTTTTAATTACCTCGAGAGAGCTTTTACCTGCCATCTCACCTTCTACTTCTGAAATCTTTTTCTTACACATAGAACGGATGAGATTAGATAAGGAATTCTTGCCTTCTAGTTTGGCAATCCATTCCATCTTTGCTTTTTCTTCTAAAGTTAATTTTGATGAAGCATTTGCTAAAAGTTTTTCAGCCATACATACCTCATTACTTATTTCAAAAGTAAAACCACTTAAGCTGTTTGAGATTGCATTTTTTCTTTTTCACGGTTTACGAACGCATCTAAAGCGATGCCTTTCTGATACCCCACACTTTTTTGAGTGTTCTTTAAAATTCTTGAAACAGAACTTTGCTCAATCCCCGTTTCATCACTTACTTCTTGTTGGGTGTAACCGCGAGTGACTGTCAAAAACAATATTTTTTCTTTAAGCGTCATGTTCAGCTCTTAATGCAGACCTAGTAATGCAAATTATTATGCATATTTGCATTACAGTCAATGCAATTGTGAGTTATTTTCCCCAAATTATGCGAATACGCATAAAATAGGTTCGCGGAGTTAACGGTGAAATCTATGAATTACCTGAAATCGAATCTTGATTATTTGCTCACAAAGAATGAAACAAACCCCACTGATCTTGAGCAAAAGCACCCAGAGATTAAACAATCGACTGTATTCCGCATTTTGAACGGAATTACTAAAGATCCTAGACGCTCTACATTAGAACCTATTGCTAAATGGGCAGGCGTAACTGTTAATGACTTATTTGATAAAGATTTATCTGTCTTAGAAAGAAATCAAAACGAACATAATCCAGGTCCTGAGAATAATTTAATTTATGATACTGAGATCCATTTATACGAAGATGGTGACCCTGTTCCTGATGGTTATGTAGCTATTGATTTCTATAGTGAAATTAAGGTTAGTGCAGGAAGTGGTTACTTGAACATTGAACATCAAAGCCCTCATAAGTTCTTATTTCCAATTAATGAAATAAGAAGATATGACGTTAAACCTGATTGTGCGAAGGTACTAGTTGTAGATGGTGAAAGCATGATCCCGGATTTATATCCAGGGCAACGAATCTCAATTGATACATCTGCTAAAAGAATCTTTGATGGTGAAATTTATGCCTTTTTGAAAGGTGATGAATTAAAAATCAAGATGTTATTTGAATGGAATGAACAAGGTAAAGGTGGCTTCAAGGCAGTATCTCGTAATACAGACAAAGTTAAATATCCTGATGAATATTATTCACCAGCTCGCATTGAAGCAGAAAATGTACAAATCATTGGTCAATACTGGTGGAAATCTGAAGGTCGCAAGGTGAGACGTTAAGTTATGAAAAACAATAAAGAAAATACGGCAGACTTAATTGGTAGACAAGCTTTTCTAAAAACATTTGTCGAAGAGGTAGTAAGATCATCACCAGATATGGCTGCATCTATTCTAATGAATATAAAAGAACTCACTAATGAGCATCATCCCCTTGTAACTCAAGCATTTACAATGGATCATTTTGAAAATCATGATATGGCTGGCAACGTTATAAAGAATGCTCTACATGGTTTCGACATGGAATTAGCAAGAATGCTTAAGCTAACAGTTGAAAATTTAAAGATTTAGTCTATTAAATTAGTAAATTAACTTTTTAAATTAATAGCTTAGCATCCAATTCAAAAAACCGCTCTAGAAGCGGTTTTTTTATATCCAAAATTTAATAAGTAAAAAATAATGCACATTTGCATAATGCAGTATTGCATTACGTTATGCACTTATGCATAATAATTTCACCAACACATCTAATGGTGAATTAAAAGATGACTAATTTACGTCCTACTGATTGCGAAGAATTCATAAATGACATAGATGGCGGCGCTTTTGCAGAACAACTTAGTTATGCAGTTAGTAAAGTTGCCAGTGCAGCAATGGAAACTCAAAAAGTAGGAGTAATTACAGTTCAACTTAAGTTCTCGAAATCTAAAGGTGCTGGTCACAACAACATTACTGTAGAACATAAATTAATTTCGAATGCTCCACTTCCTAAAGGGAAATGTGTAGAAGAGCATAGAGATAAAACACCTATGTATGTAAATACAGGTGGTGATGTATCTCTTTTTGCGAAACATACAGAACAACTTTTTGAAGTAAAAGCATAGAAATGAAAAAAGCCCAGAAAACTTTGGTCGGCTATCGGGGCTTTTTCCTACCAATACTGAAAGTATTAAGGCAAATTATTATGAATCAGAAATATATAGGCAGTCAATCTGCCCCATCTACCCCTATTTGTTTTGTACCAGAACTTAGCGGGAATAAAACAAATAAACCAGCTACTTCTAGACTTTATCAGCATCCATCTGCAGAGGATCTAAAGTTTAAAAAAGATAGTAAGTGGCCGTATGTTTTATGCTTCCTTATATTTAGTGCATTAGCTATTGCTTTCCTTTATGCATGTGATGCAGAGGCTCAAGTGCGTGAGCAGAAGACGCAACATTGGCAACAACAATTTAACTCAGGCGAACCTGTTGATGTTCAAGTACATGTAGTTAAATTAGGTGGTGCACAATGAGAACAAACTATTTACGAGGATCTAAACGTTACGAAAATAATCTGAATGGTCAAGTAAACCATAAATCAACTTTCCGTGAATTCGTAGGGAAGGATGAAGAACATGGTTTATACAAAGTCCGTCTTGGCTATACAGTTTATGCTGCAAATCACACTTTAACTCGTGTTTATACGGTTAATGAAAACAATGAATTAACTCCTGTTTCACAATATACGTTAAATACAAAAGAGTGGATTTTACGAAATCTAGAAACCGAAATTAAATATCGTAGAGGACGTGAATTAGGTCAAATTCTTCAAAAAACGCACATACCTTCCCCTGACCGAAAAGCTTACAAAATTCGTCGAGGTTTTCTTGGTACACGCTAGTTGGGGATATTTATGTTAGTTATTAAATCTTTTCGTGTGATTTATGGTACTTGTCCAAGATGTACTAATGACAAATGCACTTTAGGTGTTAGTCATTCTGGCTCTGGTGCTCAATGGGAATGTCACAACTGCGGCTTTTGTTGGCCTAACAGTTAAATGGTGCATGATCAATGAAAGCAATTATTTTAGATACGGAAACCAACAAATTAAATGGTTATCCAATTGAAATCGCTTATGCGCCTTTTAGCTTAGAGAATGGTCAATTGTTAGTTCATAAGGATGAGGTTTTTAACCGTTTCTATTCTTGTCCTGAACCAATTGATTTAGAAGCAATGGCTGTACACAACATCATTGAAACGGATATTGAAGGTCAACCAAGTTGCGAATCGTTCCGGTTACCTGAAGGTGTTGAGTTCATTGTCGGCCACAATATTGATTACGACATCAAAGCTCTAAATAAATGTGGACCAGCAATTAAGGTAAAGACTATATGTACATTAGCTTTAGCAAGGGACGTATGGCCTGATTTAACAAGTCATAAATTGGCTGTTCTGTACTATTTCGTAATGAGTAACCGTGAAGAAGCACGCAAGCATTTAAGACATGCACATTCAGCACGGGCGGATGTTTATTTTACTGGGATTATCCTTATAGCTCTAATTGAACGACTGGGAATTAAAGACCTTAATTCTTTATATCTTATGTCTGAAGCAGTTCGTTTACCCAAAATAATGACTTGGGGTAAACACAAAGGAACACCTCTTAAAGAATTACCGCGCCCATATATCTCATGGCTACTGAATAAAGAAGACCTTGACCCACATTTGCGTAAAGCGCTTCAAAATATTTAAAGGTTAGCAACTATGAAACCTACTCTATTTACGCCTGAAACATGGGCGGAGTTTACCCAACAACTCAAAAATTCTTGGGAAAATGATAACGCTGGTACAGATTCACCTATTTTCGTTGTTCAATCAAAAAATATTGTGTGGGGTTTAGACCCTGCAAGCGATTCAGTTGAAATTACGAATATTGTAGATGTAGATCAGGAATCAAAATATAAATCAGTTGAAGAGTTTTTTGATTCACTAAAAGCTGCAGAAAAACATGATTTAAATGGATTGGCTATTGATGAAGAAGATGAGCTTTTCCTCGATGCCAAAGTATCAACACAAATTAATATTTTATCGGAATGGAACGAACGCAACGTCTATATTTGTCATGGTAAATATTTTTGGGAAGATATTAATTGCCATCTAACACGGTCAGCTGCTGAAGCATTTATTAATCGTAAATCACATGATTATGGTGAGTTACGTGTATTTGTAAAATCACTTTATTGGTGTGATGAGTTTAAAAATCTACTGAATGCAATTATTAATGGTGAAGTGGGTTTGACAAGTATAGATGACGACAACATTCTAAACGTTTTGGGACCAATTGAACCTAAAGCAGATAAAGAAACTAACTCAACTCAAGCAAAAAAATCTGCGAAGAAGGCCAATATCAAAGAGGAAAATTGGACTCGTTACCATAATGACAAACCGGTTGAGTCTCCGTTAGCTGGCCTTATTGAAAAGCTAAAGAAAACTAAAACTGCAGATGCAGCTAATAGTCTTATTGAGGAAACGAAAGACTGGGCTTCTGAAGATCAAAAATCTTTTTTAACAGAGTTAAATAAACACTTAGTCATTATTGCTGGTCAATCAAAAGAAAATATTTCTATTGGGGAAAAGATCAGACAAGCAAAGGACCTGACTACATTAGATGCCCTTGAAATTGATATTTCTGAAGCTGATGAACGTATACAAGAACGTCTAATGGAGCTGGTTGTAAAAAGAAGAAAAGAACTTGAGGTTGAAGGTAACTTTTTATTGGAGTCGCCTAAATGATTCAAATTTATAACAGCAAAACTAGAACATTTACTGTGATCGGTAAACGAACTCAAGTTTTCTTAAATGTTTCACTTAATGAAACAGAAGCTTTGCTCTTCAAAGCGAAACTTAAAGATTCTATTTGGAGAATGTAAATGATGCGTAACATCCCAGACTCTTTGTCGCTTCCGTTCACAGTATGGATGTGTGAAAACGGATTTTATCCATCTCATAAAAATGGATTCATGGTTTTAAAACGTGGCAAAGAAGTAGCAAAGATATCAATGAATGAAACAAAATACGGTTTCCCAATGAATGATATTTGCCAAAAGAAATTTGCCTCGTTCTGCAGAGCATGGATGAACAGAGATAAACACTTTATTGAACAATTACGTTTGCGTGGTTTAGCAAGATTAAATCAAAAAAGTTATCAGTTGGTGGCGTAAATGGAACAGGAATATAAAGGGAACATGAACTATCCCTTTCAAGACCATATTGTTCTAAATATGGAGGAAAATATTGTTAATTTTCCAAGCTCTAACCTACGTAAGTGCCAGCATATACAAGTCGAAATTGATAGCAAGGCTTTAGAACTTATTTGTATGAAATGCAAGGCAAAAGTTAATCCCGTAATCTGGATTAAAGATACTTTGAAATATTGGTCAAGACAACAAACTCAGATAACAGAGCAGAAAAAGCAGATTAAAGAAGATCTTGATGAGCTCAAAAAGCGGGCTCGTACTAAGTGTCAACACTGCCAAAAAATGACTGCTATCAATCTGAAAAATTATAAATTTTCAATTATTGGATGACCTATATGAAAGATGTTAATACAGAAATTACTCCGACTTTATGGTGCGTAAATATTCCTGAAGAACCTGAATCTAGCCCCATTTTACATCCGGTACCTACTCAAAAAATTGGTAAACAGCTTGTTTACCGACTTAAGAAAGAAGCCTTACAAGCTTTTCCAACAGTCGGTCAATGCATTGCTGATGCTATTACTTTTGAGGAGTGGCAAGGAAGCAAAGAAGACCATGAAAAATATCTTCAAGACAACAAAAACTGGTGGTTAGAGACAACTTTTTTGGGTGAAGGCGGATGATAGATTTGAATAAGGAAAGAGTGGCATTTGAAGAAGCTTATTTGAGTGTTGGTGGTAAACAGCGTGAACTTGAATTTGAAGGCGGAGAGTATACAAATTCAAAGTCACAGCTAGGTTGGGATTTATGGCAGATAAAAGCCAAAGTTCAGGAAGTAGCATTACCTGAAACACGAGCAGTAACTTTAACCTGCGCCGAACTGAAAGATGCCTTTGATTTTGGAGCCCCTGATGGTGAGAAAGATCAATTCCAGATGGAAACTGAAATGACCATCAAATGGCTCCAAGATGGTTATGACGGTGAAGGATACTACTGTTGGTATGCTGATTTACCTGAGGAAGGTTGCATTAAGTTGGGTGTTAGCGAATCGGGAGCTTAGGGATGAATGCACAAATTTTAGATCCATGCTGCGGTTCAAAGATGATGTGGTTTGATCGAAACAACCCAAATGTAGTGTATGGAGATATTCGAAAAGAAGAACATACATTATGTGATGGTCGTACCTTAGTGATTGAACCAGATGTATTAATGGACTTTCGCAAAATGCCTTTTAACGATGAGCAATTTTCTTTAGTCGTTTTTGACCCTCTCCATCTTGTGCAAGCTGGAAAGAAAAGTTGGTTAGCTGCCAAATATGGAAAATTGTCACAGGATTGGCGTGAGGATATACAAAAAGGTTTTTCGGAATGCTTCCGTGTTTTAGTGAAAGGTGGAGTTTTAATTTTCAAATGGAATGAAACACAGATCAAAGTTAGTGAAATCTTAGAGCTAACAGATCAAAAGCCATTGTTTGGCCACATTAGTGGAAAGCGCAGCAATACACATTGGATTACTTTTATGAAAGCGGAAAGTAAGGAGGGGTAAATGTTAAAAGATCTGAGAAATCTATCTGATGCAGAGCAACAAGAATATTTGGATCGCTTCATAATGGCTAATGAAGAACAGAAGTTTCCTCAAGAAGTTGTGGCACTTTATTTAGATTGCTCGCCTTGGACATTAGCTAGAATGCGTTGTGATCAATCATCACTGCCTTTCTCGAAAATTGGGAGACGTGTTTCATATAAAAAGAAAGACGTTTTGAAGTATGAGCAAAGCAAGACTGTGCTTAATACAGCACAGCTTGCAACAGTTTAAGGCGGTTAAACCGCCTTTATTTCTTTTAATCTTTCTGTCCAAACAGATTGGTAGTTGAAGCAATCAATCTTTCCTTGATAAACCGCCTCAATCATATTCATCGAAGCTCTTAATTCCTCATCTGGAATTTGAACATAACCACCTGTCACATCAATTCTTGGTTTAGCCGTGTGATTAAGAAGTCTTTTTGTCACATAAATATTAAATCTTAAAAGGTTGCATATAGTGGCAAATGTACGACGGAAATCATGCATTGAAACGTAATAGTCAACTTCCTTACCCACTCTATTCAATAATGTATCTACCTTAGTTGCATGCATATTCCACGAAGTAGGCATCTTAGTAGCTGGGAAAACCCAATCGTTTTCTCTTAATAACCAACGTTCACGCAAAATACTGTGTAGATGATCACCAATAGGAAAAGTATGATCTGAACCATTTTTGGTATCTCTAAAAGTTAAGGTACCATTTTTAATATCTACATCAGCCCACTTTAGACAACATGCCTCCTGTTTACGGCATCCCGTATACATGCACATCAATACGATATCCCGATGCGTGTTTGACCTAGCAGTATTTTCCAGATTCAACTCATCTTCATAATGAAGCACCGCATTGTAATATTTGTGAATGATGTCTTTATGGAGATGTCTATCCCTACTTGCTATTTTATTCCAACCTCTTGTTACGGAAATAATGTCAACTGGATTACTTTTAAGGATCGGGTTCTCATCTGTTGAATAAAGAACATGAATATACTTCCATAAAGTACCTAAAAGAGATACAGCACCATTTGCTGACGACTCACTTACTTCTGATACCTCAATAAATCGATCCAATACTTCTTGCTTAGATATCTGGAAAAGCTTTTTGTTGCCCCACCCTAAATATAAATCAAAGTATTTATGGTATTGCCTAATTGTTTTCGGCCTAAAGTCATTTCTATCAATATAAATTTGAAGAGCTTCATTCACTGTAATATCTAAAGGATTAGCAACATTCTTTAATTTGATAGGCTTTTCATATTCATTGTTTGAAATTTTCGCCAGAATCATCTGAGCTTTTGCTCGAGCATTTGTTGCAGGAATATCGGTGGTTTTACCAATTGTCACTCGATAGAGTTCACCTTCATGCCTCCTTTCAACAATATAGGTTTTACTTTTATTAGTTACCCGAACAGCAAAACCGATCAGTTCTGCATCTCTATATATTTTTTGACCTTTTTCAGTTAATGGAATAGCATCAACAGTAGATTTGTTGAGTTTCAT